GCATTTGCTCTATAATAAAATTCTTCTGAATCTGCTTGAGTAATTAGGAACTTACCTTCAGCGGTTCTAAAATCTAGTCCGGCAACGTCAATCGGTGTACCTACGACAAGATTGTGCTGATCGTTAGTCGTAACTTTAATTAAGTCTGAACCATTAACAGCTTCAATCTTTACGACATTGTTAAGTGCTGTGTCGCCGTCAGCGACGTAAAATGATGGTACGTTATTTGAAAGTTCGAGTGTTTCCCATTTTGTTGGCTGCAAACCATATTCAAAGTCAGTATCGATTAGATTTTCAGGAGTTGATACACGAATCTTATGTACGGGGTCGAGAAGCGCATCTGACACTTCCATTTCGTTTTCAGGATGATCTACAATAATTTGTAACTTAGAACTATCGTTTAACCCTAATGCGGATAAATCTTGCTCTAATGTAATGGTTGTATGTTCTGTTTGCTGATTAAATGTGACTTCTTTATATCCTCTAGCGACATCAGCAAAATTAAAGAGTATAGTTCCTCCAGTTACGGGGTCAGCATGTGTAATTAATTGAAATTGTTCACCACGATAAAAACCTTTTATAGTAACCTTATCGCTATCTACATTCAATGAGTAATTTGTTGCGAGTAATTTTTTTGCCATGTTTTTATCCTAATGCAATTGCGAATGCTATAGCGTTTGCTTGTGATACGCCACCACCCCCACCGCCTGATAGGTTAGGTATACTAATTGTTTCACCTTGCGCACTTAAATTTTGTAAAGAAGCAAGACCAGTTACTTCAAGCTGCCCTTCAATATCCACATCGCCATCGACGTGTGCATTATTTGACATATGAATATCTCTAAATTTGAAAGCAGTATGACCAAGGTCAGCATTTGTGTGACCGGGAATTAATCCATCTTCTACTCTGAACGCTGCTTTAGCCATGTGAACTCCTATTTAACCTTATTTATATCGTTTCGAGGGTGATTCTTTCTACACCAAATTTCATACCGGCAAACCCTTGAGGATCGGCTTTTAAAGATATCGTACCACTGTTATACTCTGCATCATAAGTTACGATTGTACTAGCACCATGCAAAAGTGTTGCATAAGAAGTTAAGGTTGCAGTCGAATCATCATGTGATACTAATATCTCTTGTGTTTGATGCTGACTGTCGCCTGAAGTTTGTGCAGATACAATATACTTCGCTGTACGAATAGATGCACCACTAAATGTATCAATGGTTGTTTCTGCAGAATCAGCAATTGTTTGTGTTCTTCTTCTGATATCTCCTCTTGCCTGAATATAATTTGAATCAATTGTCGAGAGATCTTGTCTTGCTCGAATGTAGGCAGAATCAATATGATCAGTGTTAGCAGGCGGTGCTAGTCCTGCTTTAATATCTACAGTGTCACCGTCTCGAGTCAGTATGCTTGCAAATAATCTAGCTTTTGATGGCATGGTTATGTCCTTAACTTAGTGTTGTACCGGTAACGCTAAATGTATCGGCAATTGATCCTGTATTCGCATTGACCGTTTTCAATTCAAAGTAACTAAATCTAAATGTTGCAGTAAATGTAATAAATTCAGTTCCAGCCGCAGTAGATTCAAATTGTATATCTCCGAGAGATGTTGGTATAGCATCAATATATCTGAATTGATTTGTTAAATTATTATGACTTGATAATATTGAAAGAGTAATATCTGCATTTGTTGGTGGATTACGAGTCGTACCACGATTCATAAACCCTTGACCTTCCATATCTGTAACTTGATTTCTTCTTAACCAGTTATACATTTCAGAATAACTTTCCATATTCTCATCAAGAAGAATATTACATGAAAGCTCATTGATTGTAAGTGATTCTCCTGGAAAAGGTATTGACTGCAAACGTCTTACAGGCATTTCTGCTGCTGGCATGATGAGCCCGGGATGTGTAACATTTTGACAAAAGAACTCAAGGTTAGGAAAGTTCTTTCGATCAATAATCAGTTTAAAACTGGTAGGCTGTAAATAATTAAAGTTAGTTGTAAGACTCATTTTATTTCCTAAGCTGAATCAAATTCGATCATACCATTAAATTGATAGTGTGGGCTGGCATAAAATCTTGTTTCAGATGAGAAGGCATGTGTTCCATGAGATACGTAACCTATGGCTCTATGACGGCCGTAACCATACACGTTTACACCGGACCCATGTCTCCAATTTTTGGCAGTATATTCAGCATTATCTGAGTCTTTAGTGTATACGACTAGATTGCCATAGTCATCTCCGAAGCCACCATCGGGCCCAATTTGTCCACGGCCAGCGCTTACCAATATGGTGTTACCACTAGGACTCATGCCAACGGCTCCTCCATAATACCATGCATAGTTATAAGCTCCGTTTCCATAATCGGCATTCCATTGAACACCATTAAACCCTGCTACACCATGACAATCCTGTGGTACAAGAACTTGTGTTATACTCCAAGTATCTCCTGTTCGTTCCATAACAAAAGCCGCACCTAGACTGTAATTACTTCCGGACCCTCTGCCATATGTATATCCAGCTCCTGCCACTACTTTTGTGCCAGCATCATTCATTGCAAGACAATGACCTAAATTAATTCCATTTACAGCAGATGCATCAATGTAAGGAACAACAGTTGATCCATCATTATATTTTGCGCCACTCCATACACCTGGATCAACTTCTATGTTACCTATATTGGACCAAGTAAAGTCATTTGCACTATCTCGTTTATAAAAAGAAACACCACCCATTGCCTGGCTTGACCAAGAACCGGTACCTTTTCTGTTCGGTTCACCAACTGCTAGAGTTAAGGCATCTCTTGACATATCCAAAGAGGTGCCAAAATAATTATTACTTTGAGAGACAGGACTTGTAATAAGTTGTCTGTGTGTTATAGCATTTGCTTCTGTTATTTTTTTAGTTTTATCTCTTGTTACAAATTCAACCGCACCTGCTCCACTCACACCATTATCCGCATACTTATTTGACCATACAATAAAGGTAGCAGAATCATTACATGCAACTTGAGTTGCATATGTATCCCCATGCATCTGTGAGGTGTAGTAATTTGTAAGTCTGCCTCTATATTGGCTAGTAGTGGTATGTGATCCACTTCCTGAATTATAGGTATAAGATGGAAGCTCAATATCGCTATCAGATTGTTCAAAAATTAGAGGTCCGAGACTATACCCTATAGTTCCTCCAGCATTTTGTTGGGTGTCACTATTTGTGCCACCAATAAACATATAGTAATTGCCCGGTCCTCCACCACAAGCACCACCGGCACTTAAATGCTGGTGTGTATTTCCATGATATGTACTACCATAATCACCGTCAAGACTTGTATTGAACTCTTGTTTTGGATCAACGTAACTAGCGGATGATACAGTTCCTATAACACCATGCTCATTTCTCTTCAACATGGAAAATCCACTAGACCAGTAGCTAGAGCTTCCACTGTAGTACTCATATGCACTTCCAAAAATACCTATACCGTTTGTTCTGTCAAAATAAGTATCAAGACCCGCAGTGTACGCATATGTCAGTCCTGCAGTTCCCATGTTTCTTTCACTTACACTGTCATAAGCAGTGACAGGTGTTCCATATTGCAGCTTAAAAGTAACGGCATTAGATACAGTAGTCGCACCATCATTTACACTAAATGTGACAACACCCGTTTCAGTGGTTGCATTCGCTTCTGATTTAGGCGTGATTGTAAATATAGACGAGTCTTGTGTTATGGTTGCCATACCATCAAAGTTTGTATCCTTACTAAAACTAAAAGTAAGTACAGCAGCCGAATCGGCATCAGTGGCTGTAAGCCTTACCTCAGTCGTTGCTCCATTTTTGGACAACGATACAATACCTTCTGGACTTACAGATAAAGATGGAGACTGATTTTGTGGAGTAACAGGAAACCAGCCTGTACCAACTGAATAGTACAACTTATTATTCTGTTCAACATAACCAAGACTTCCCTCATTTGATGCGGCTGATGTAGGTAAATCTGATAAGAGAGTGTATGATGTTACACCACCTCCACCTCCTCCACCTGCACGTGCAGAAACATAGTCTGAATCTATAAGAGCAAGTACCGCAGCAGAATCTGTGCCACCTAAAGTTTCTACAGTAGAAGAATCGTAAAAGTTCGCTTCAATTTTAAGACCAGCTGCACCTAAGAGACTTGCGATATTTCTATTCTTGCTCATATAACATTTCCTTCAAAAATACTTTACTCTATTTATACAAAAATGGTGTTAAAAAAAGAGGCAGCCGAAGCTGCCTCCTCTTTTCAAGAAGTATTATCTTATGCGCCGAGGATGTTATCCACGCGGAAGATACGGTAGTACTGGTTTGTCTTAGACGCAGCCAGACCATCACGACCGGACATATTACCTGTATCGACGAATGGGTTTGAAACCATGCCGTAACGGGTTTTAAATCCAATCTTTGGCTGGAATGTGTCTTCACCAACCGCACGAACCATTGTTAATGGTACGTATGGACAGTAGAACAATCCGGCATCGTATGGGTTTGTACCCTTATAGCCAACGTTAATGAAGTCTTGTGTGGCATATGGGTCGATGTACACACGCATGCGACCATTCAGTACACCTGCGAAGGTGTTTCCTGTGTCGTCTACGTTTAGTGTTGTTGTCATTGCAGGTGCGTAGTCCAACATGCCTGAAGCTGCGAGAGCAGAAGCTACGTCTGATGAACAGACGATAAAGTTACCTTTACCTCTCCGTGTCTCTTTAGCAATTGCATTGGCTTCACGCTCGATCTGCATGATCAGACCTTTGAACTTCTCAACTGACCAACGACCATCGGCATCTGTCTGTACGTCGAAGATACCATTGATTGCTGTGTTAGTTGTGTTTGCACCAGTCTTAGCTTGTGAGTTGATTGTACGTACAACTTCACGGTTGATTTCAGCCATGATTTCTGTTGACAGAATGTTTGCAAGCTCTGTCTCAGCATCCAGACCATGAATTGCTTTCAGGTCTTGTGCCAGTTCCAGAGTGTATTCTGCTTTCAGTGCACGTGACTTGGCAGTCACAGTTGCTTTTTCAATGGTGAAGCCCATTTCAGCAAAGTCAGATGCACCTGTTGAACCAAGTGCTTCAGCTTTTGCTGTAGCCATACCACCACCGAAGTCAGGACCTTGACGCTCGTTATCGATGCTTGAGTCATTATTTGCATCTACCTTATCGCCAAGACCAGAAGCGTCTGAGTCTTGTGTTCCGGCTGAATCACCTGCATAGCCTGTGATTGCTTCGCCGAATAGAGCTTCGTTGCCTGCAGTTGCACCTGCACGAGTTGTCTCGTACTGTGACTTCATGGCAAAGATCAAACCTGTTGGACCAGACATTGGCTGAACGCCACAAATATCATAAGCCATCAAGTTTGGCATTGCACGACGGACAAGAGCGATAAGAACTGGGTTCCAGTTCGCTACGTCCGCAGTTGAGTTTGCTGGGACCGCTTCATGAAGCTGAGCAGACTGCTCTTTCATTTCGCGTTCCTGGTTTTCCAGAACAGCTGCTGTTACAGCTTTCCGGTGCTGATCTTGAATAGTGCCTGCTGACTCTTCGTTCAGTACAGGTGCCCACTTTTCAATCAGCTGATCGTAAGATACGGTATTCATTATTGGACTCCCAATTATTTGTTAGTGCGTTTAATCGCGTTAAGGTACTGAGCCATAGAATCAGAAGCTTCGATCACGGCTTCACCGTCATCTGATTCTTCTTCAATGTCAGCAGACTCAGTTGCTTTCTTTGTGAAGTATGATTCTTTGATTGTGGAAACTTTTTCTGCAAATGTTTCTTCATCTTCAAAATCAATATCTTCGGCAAGTTTTTTCAGCTTTTCTACCTGAGTTTCAGCAAGACCTTCTGCTGCTTCACGAATAATCGCATCGCGCTTCAGCACTTCTAATTCTTCCTGCATTTCAAGTGACTTAGCAATTGCAGTGTTATGAGCTGTTTCCAGTTCTTCAACTTCTGCGGCTAGTTCATCGACTAAGTCGACTTTAGACTCAGGTACTTCGATGTATGACTCTGTAAACAGATCTTTCAGTGAAGTCATAAACTTCTCTGCAATTTCTGTACGTAAGCCAGTTTCGATAGCAACTTTGTTGTCTTCCATCCACTGCTCAACTACGTAGTTAAGGTAATTGTCGACCTTTTCAACGAGATCTGCTTTTGTAGATTCAACTTCTTCAGCGAGCTCTTCGTTGTATTTTGTTTCGAGACGATCAATCTCTTCAGACAGCTTTGACTTAATTGCTGCTTCAAAGATTGTTTCTGCTTTCTGCTTGAACTCATCAGACAGTGTAGCTTCCTCATTGATCAACGCATTGAGATCTTCTGAGAAATCTGCTTGATAGTCAAACTCTTCTCCTTCAGCAATTGCTTCACCGTCGAAAGTATCTGCATCTGTACTCTGCATTAGAGTTGATAGAACGCCAGATAGTTTTTCTTTCGGCATACCCTGCATTGCGCCAACGGCAGCTGACATCATACCAGCTTTTGTCTTTGGCATTGGGTCTTGCTTAGTGTTGTCACCCTTACGAGCCGGAGCTTTCTTGGTGGCTTCACCTGCGGTGTCGGTAGCTTTTACTGACTGAGCTTCTGCATTTTTCGGATCGTGTGCTTCTTCCACAACTTCGTCTGTTACTTCGTCATGGAGTTCGACATCCTGATCTTCAATTTGATTTTCATCAGTCATAATTGACTCCTACATGTTAGATTTGAGTAACGAGAGGAAATTCTTAAACTCACGAACCTGTGTCTCATAGAGGTCGGTACGTGGAGCTTTCTTAATTTCAGTCTCCATTTGTTCAATATGTTTAGCTTCAATGATGCCGTTGTTCCATACCCACTCTACACCTTCCATAACCCCATTAACAAAAGCTGAGGGTGCAGATGGATCTTGTACGATGTCAACTGCGTTCAGGAGAAAATCATCCTTCACATACATCGCGTCACCACGTCTTTCTAAACTGCCCATACCACGAGTCGAGACGCCTAATCGAACGCCGCCATCGAGAAGACCTTTTACAATCTGTCCCATAGGAGTTTCCAATATAGTCGCCTTACCCACAACATCGTTACCTTTAAAATCTAGGCGTTCGATCTTGTGAGAAACTTTGTCTAAATTAACAGTCGGTCCTTCAGGGTGATTTAATTCACCAACAGCCCGTCCTTTGGACACTTGCTCTGTATTGTATTTGTTTAGAGCACTTTCCATGACTTCTTTCGGATATATACGACCGTTACGATTCTTTGCTTCTGCTTGCATGAAGATACCTTCGATGGCATACTTCTTATTGCCCTTCTCGTCAGCCTCTGTTAAGACTTCAAGATTGTTCTCGGTATATTCTGCAATCAGTTTCATTTCTTTAATACCTTTATAAATTCGGTAGCGGCTTTTTCAGCCTCTGCCTTTGACTTATAAGCGTCTAAACGATCACCATCTATATAGGCCACAAACATAAGGCGGTCTTTATAAATCATGATCTGGATCCGACCTATCTTTTTGTTTAGAACAAGCTGTCCTGCGGGTCTTCTTCCAGTTAGTTCTCTTAATTGATCAAAGGTTTTCATTTGTTACCTTTATTTATACTTAAGTTACTTTCCACTAAGACTCATTTTCGTCTTCTTCGTCTTCTTCATATTCTTCGATATCATCATCTAGATCTTCTTCATAATCAAATGCTTCCTCTTCTTCTTCATCGTCGGACTCAAGTTCTTCCTCTTCAGCCTCTCCTCCCGATTCAGACTCATCTTCTCCTTCAAGGTCAAGGTCGAGCTGCTCAGCACCATCCTCATCCCCCATGACGTCATCTTCATCTCCCATGGCATCTTCGACTCCATTATAAATTTGATCTGCTAATCTTATTTTTTCTTGATCAAGAACGTCAGTCATCTTTACAGACATAATATCCATAAAAGTCTTATTCGCATCATTATAATCTTGACCAATAGCGTTATTGATCAGATCTTTTACTGCTTCACTCATTGTTCATCTCCTGCTACAGGTTTAAGTTCAAAGCGTTGTGCTGATGGAGGTGTATCCTGTTGTTCTTCGTCAGGTTCTTCTTCACCTTCACCAGCAATATCTTTTTTCATTTGTTCAATAGTTTCGTCATCAAGCATAAGTACATTTTTCTGTACCCATTCTTTTGAGAAATATTCGCCTACGTATTGCTGTATCATATCCATAGACTGTAGTCTTTCACGAAGCATTTCTGCATCACGAAGTTCTGCAAAATGGTTGTCTTTTACATAGTCAACCGTAATATCATTTTTCCACTCTTCCCAATCTTCTTCAGTAATAACACCCTTCATGATTAGTTGCTTCTTAAGGATGCCATAGAAGAGATGTGAGAATCTCATACGAAGTCTGTCAATAAACTTCTGGAATTTAAGTTCATCACGATTGACTTCAGTAGATCTACCTAAGAAACCTTGTACGGCTTCTGTATCCATACGAGAGATCGGTACGTTTAATGACCGATACATTCTCTTTTGAAAATATACAATGTCTTCGATTTGACCAAGGTTCTCGCCACCAGGTAAAGTAGTAATCTCTGTTCCTCTACCACCCTCTCTACGCGGCAGCCAAAAATCTTCGAGCAACGATTGATGTTTACGATCGTCTCGTATCTCACCAGTCTTGGCATCGTATACAAGTTTGTTACGATACTTTGCCATAATGTCTTTCATATATTGTTCTGACTTGCCGCGAGGTAAGTTGCCAACATCAATATAAAAGATACGACGCTCAGGTGCACGCGCCAAACGATAGATGACAAGCGCATCTTCCATCATGCGAAGTTGATTAATTGGTTTCAGTGCTTTATGAATGTGTGATACAATTTTTTTACGATCTTCTGTAAGAAGACCTGATGTAACATAGGAAACAGAATCGTTTGTCATCTTAATACCAGAAGTTGACTGTCCTGGTTTTTCTTGATAGATAAAGAACTCATCTGTTTTTTCTACGATTTTAGCTCCAGTAATCGGATCTTTCTTGTATTTTACTTTCTTGACCTTACGCATCTTTGCAGAGTCCATAGGACGAATCTCTTGAATGCCATCTTTCGGTCTGTCTTCGTTTACTACAAGATGATGATATAAACGACCGTCAATATACCAACGTCGGAAGATATCATGGCCTAGTTCTTTAAAGTTCAACATACCATAAATGTTATCGAACTCTTCTTTAATTAATTTTTTGACTCGGTCTGGTGCTTTAACTTCGTCAAGATTCAGTTCGAGTGTTTGACTCATCTCACTACCGGTAATTGATTCATTAACAATGTCTTCGATTGCAGCATCAACTTCAGGATGCATTGCATTACCACGATATTTCATAATCAATTGATAATTATCTTTTGAATCGTCACCGTCTAGATTCAGATATTGTCCATAATGTGTACCAGCAGCAGTTGCATAACTACCGCCTTCGTCGTCACGTGGCGGAACGACAGATGGAAGCTTTTTGTCTTCAGCATCTTTTCTGGCTCTTTTAATTTCAAAGCCAAATAGTTTTAAACCATCATTTTCTGCCATATTGTTATCCTAGCTAGAGAAAGCTAGCCGAAGAGATTTCCGGCTAGCTTACTATTTATTTAGGTTGTGGTGTTTGATTCCCAGTACTGGAATGCCCAAGTACAACTGAATCTTTCAATCTGATCATTGTCTGCATATGACAGAGCGATCGGTGAAAGATCTTGTGGATATGCTCCACGAAAGTTGTATGTTTTAAGTATGTCACCACTACGATCAAGTTGTTCAACCTTAAGATCAGCTTCGTATGAAATCGGAACTGAAAGACCGGTATTTGCAGAGTGTGCATTAATACCGTTCATCCAACGCTCAATTGCATCGCGAATCGCAAAGTCAGTATCGTTAATGATGGTTGTTGTCCATTCTGCGAATGTACGATCACCAGCCATCTTTAATACACGACCTCTGAAATTTACTGGAATCTGACCGAAAGTCGATCCTGGTAGTTCAGCAGCTTCACAAAGGAATGATGTTAATTCAGGATCACCATTAGCGAAACCTGGATAGTTGATCGTTGCCTGAAAGAGGTTAGGGCGTGCGCCACCGCCTCTCAGCTTTGACTTAAAGTCGTCTACTCCGAGAATTGCCATTGTTCATTACCTCCTTACACTGTGCCTACGACTTCTTCGAAGTCAACACCGGTACGAACAGCTACAAAGTTCAGAGTAACAAAGTTAATCGAGCGCGCTGGCTTGATAAAGATGTTAGCGATGAACTCGTTGCGATCTACAACAGCCGGAGTATTGTTGGTTTCATCACAGACAACTCTAAAGTCTGTAATACCACGCCGACCTTGTACTTCACGAAGTACTGGTTCTACGATATTGACGAACTCAGCTCGAGTAAACTCATCGTTAAACTCGAACATTACTTGTTCAGCTGCGCGACCAATTGCTCTTTCAAGTACAAGGAACAAACGACGTACGTTAATTCGGTCAAATGCTGAAGGTCGACCAAGCTTCGTCTTATCGCCGAAGAGAAGTACACCTTGACCTGGAATGTTAGCAATCGGATTCACACTTGCTTTATACAGAGTATCTCTCTGTGATTTTGTTGGTGAGAATGCAATCGCAGTAATTCCAAGATATTGACCGCGTCGTGAACCTGCGGGTGAGAACCATGGTGCACGATTAAGATCGGTAGCAGCCATAATTCCAGCAGTTGATGATGCAGCAGGAATATTAATAAACTGATCATTATACTTGTCGTATATCTTCAAGAAATTTCCGTCATTGACAAGATATGATGAGTTTGTGAATGTATTTGCTGTTGTTACAATGTTATTTGTCATTGTAGCAGTATTAGTTAGACCAAGAATATCTGTACGTGCAGGTGACGCTGCAACCACACAATCTTTACGAAGTGATTGTGCTGTCGCTATCAAGTCATTTACGATAGTTGTCTGATCTGCACGAGCATTTAGTGAAGGAGAAATTAAGAAGTCAACTTCTACAATATCCTTATCTTCGTATAGATCATATCCTTGTAGATATTCAGATACACCAAGCATTCCGGAATTTACACCTTTTGCAAAGTTAAAATCTGTATCTGTATTTAGTGCAGTCATAAACGTATCGCCACTATCTATTTGTGTTGATGCTCCTGCTGCCTGATAGTCTGAGTCCCAATTAACCATCCATACGTATCCGGAACGGTTATTGATAATGTCTTTTCCATAGTTAGTTGTTCCATCTGCATTCTTTGCATCATCAGCAATTGATACAAATGGATATGTTTCAAGTACAGCACCTTTGGTTCCTGTAAACTCTCCACCTTTATCAACAACTACCATGTGTACTTCATCATTTGCAGCATTACGATCTGCTGCATAGTCTGATGTACCTGGTGGTGCATCGAATTCATCTTTATATGACCATGCATTAAATGCAGAATCACTCGGCGGACAGATTGAAACTTGAAGTGAATTACCTAACTCGCCTGGAAAACGAGCGATAAATGTATGTGAATCTGAATCAAGACCTGCTGTTTGTGCTTCGAAGTCTTGTGTATTCTTTACTAATTCTGTTGGTAGACTTCCATCGGAATCAGTTCCTAACTGACCACGAACTGAACGTGAATTTAGCGCGCTACCATCTACTTCTCTTGTTACAAACAGTGAACCTGAATAACGTAAGAAATAAACAGCCGAATGGAAATCGATGGTGTTGTCTGAGTCAGGCACAGCAAAGGTATTAACAAGAGTTGCCTCATTGTCTACCAATACTCTTTCTTCGGCAGGACCCCAACGATAATTGCCAACAATTGCGCCTGTAGTCGACTGTACGTTCGGAACGCCACCAGTCAGATCTATCTCTTTGACGACAACCGCTGGACTTGCAGACGGTGTACCTAATGCCATTTTATCTTCCTTCGATTAAAAATTATATGGTTCCATAATACGATTAGTCAACTTGCTATTATTTATAACTTTGTTACTCTACAGATCTTCAGGTTCAAATATGAATCGTTGTGTGTCTTCTTCTCGTATTGCCCATGGATCTTGTTCTCTTTCAATCGCATTAATTGCTTCTGTACCATCATCAATAAATCCAAATGGTACCACATCATCTTCGATCTCTTTCATCTTTTGTTTAAAGAGCATGTCTTTTAAATTAATATCGGTCATGTCAGCAAAGTACTGTGTAGATACAAAATAGCCAAACATTACAAGGTTCATCATGAGATCATCGTGATTACCATCAGATGCTTCGTATGACTGACCTCGAGCTTCAAACGTAGAAATCTCAAGAATTGTTTGTTCATCTACAATTTTAAGTTTATTATTTTCTAGAATGTCTTTGATAGCAGAACAGCCAAGTCTTTTGGACTTGCGTGTTATCTCTATGCCGATCGCATTTGCTTTTACTGAGGACTCAACGTGGACATTTTCATATTCTAAATCGTGGTAAAGTCCATTGCAGACAACTGACCCTTGGTCATTTGATTCAATTACAACATAAGCATCATTGTAGACTTTTGCGTACTTATATATAATGTTAGGGAAGAGTATTGGAGAAATAGTGTTGTTGCGATATACAGCAACCTGTCTAAACGGGCGAACGCTTATATCGATCAAGTTGAATGTAGAATAATCCTGGCCTCTTCCCTTGCTTACATCAACAGTCATAATATAATCTTTTTTCTTATTGGGCTCCTCATATATTTTAAGGTGCCCACCTTCTAGAAGCTTCTTATAACGACCTGCTCTGAATCCCATTAATGTTTCTGCATTAATGAGCGTATCGCCTGTACCAAAGAATGTATTGCCAAATTCCTGGTCAAACTGTAATTGACTCGTATTTGATATAGTTTGTTTTTTCCAATCTTCGTCTCGACCAGGTACATCCCACCAATCAACTCGAAAAGATTGAAACTCATTTACATTTTGTACCGCCCCTTCCCAGATCTTATGAAATTGATTCCCGATTCCGTTTGCCGTCGAGGTGATGATAACTTTTGTGTCTTTACCTGCTGAGACAACCGGATAGGTAGAAGTGTAGAACTCAGCTGCACGCTCAACGAAAGCAAACTCGTCAAGATAAAGAAGGTTGACAGACATACCGCGTATACTAGAGCCAGAAGTAGCAGCAGCAATGATCCGAGAATTATTGCTAAACTCAAGAGAACCTTTGTTAAGAGCCTTTGACCCAGGCTGCAGAAAAAACGGAATATTCTCGAGCATAAGCGTAATCCTCGATAACATTTCACGCGCAGTAGCGCCTTTGTTAGCGAGTATAGCGATCGTTTTTTCAGGGTTGAAGAGCGCATACCAAAGCAAATACGCGCATGCGGATATTGATTTACCAGATTGACGACATGCGAGAACGACATTAAATCTATTTTCCTCGAAGTGTTTAAACATTTGCTTTTGATATGGATATAAATGAAAAGGCACTAAGCCGGAATCAAGTGCAATTACTTTCACATACTCCTCAGCAAAGTGTATAGGATTAATCATACACTTTTTATATTCTTTTAGAAGATCAGGTGTCCATTTTTGTAATACACCATCTCTTTTTACATTAGGATTTCCGAGATACGACTCGTTCTGGCTCAGCATCTATAACATCATCTTGTTTTAACATTTTCTGTATATCGGTAGTAGAACCAAGAAAGTAATTATTCTGCTGGTTCTCTACTTGTTTCACATCATCTTTTCTATCCATCTCTTTTTGTTTCTTATTAAGATCCATAAGTCGATCATTTACATCAGAAACATTTTTAATCATGCCTGATAAAACTTCATAAGCTCTTGGATGCTCAGACTCGCGAGCAACCTCAATCATATTTTCGAGAGCATCTTTACCTTTTTCGATTAGCTCATAATATGTTTCACGTGAGTAATCGTAATCACTACTTACATTATCTTTTTCGTTAGACATATTCAATCCTAATTATATCGGCGCGTTTGCACTATCTATTGTTATATCAAATCCAAAATCACTATCAGGCATACCGATTATAGTAGTAGGATCTGGAGTTACAATCAATCTTTCTGCTTTAATATCAGAATCACCACCTGCTCCAGTATCCATAAAGAAAAGATCAGCAACAGACTTACGAATGATATCGCTGTTTGCGATCGGACCGTAGAAGCTGACTTTCATTTCGAAAGAAAGAGTATATATAATCGTTCTTCTTGCTTCTTGTTGTCCTTCAAAATCGTCGCTGAATGTTAAACCTTGTATAATAATCGGAATGTCTTCTTTAAAATCCGGATAATCGTCAGGAAAAGGTTTAATCGTTAATGTGTATTGCGGATTAAAAGTCGGTATAATTTGCTCTACAATCTGCAATGCGTCGTCTTGACTCTTAGCATATACGTTTAAATCAAAATTAATATTATATGGTACAGGCGAATAAAACTTTGTTCTTTGTGCAGTCGTTTGTCCTAATGTTTTAAAGGTTGAAACTTTTGTAAGTTGCCGTGTATTGTCATACGTAAACGAAGTAATTTCAAATGACATTCTCGGTAATTTAATTGCTGTCTTTGTATCAGTATCTAAGTCAGGCTGTTGTCTGATTCTTTCAAGGTACTTCATTCTCGGTGCATAAGCTAGCGGCACTTTTAGTTGGTTTAGTACACCGCCTGCAGAGTTCTTACGAACAACATAAATGTTGTTAAAGAGTCTGCCAAATATTGAAACAGACTTTCGAATCTTCTCATGATAAAAATGTGTACCAAACATTAGTTATTCTCCGGATCACCGAATGGATTATCTTCACTAAAGTCAAGGAAGTCATCGACGGTAGTTGCTGAGAATATCTCATTCTGTTCGGTTTCTGATATCTTATTCAATTCTACAACGCTCTTTATTTCAAGACCAGTAATACTGTTATTAGTACTATTTATTAGTACACCATCGGCCGCGGCAAACGGAGGTAATGCTGAATCTTGTATGAATGTATGATACAATCCGTCATCAGCACCGACATGTGCAAGATAGATATGTCTAGATGAATCACCAGAAGAATCGAGTAGGATTCTTTGTATTTCACCAGACATCTTCACACCACTTGAGAATGTCTGTGTTACTGTATCGCCGACTGCAAAATCACTATCGACAGCAGATCCACCGATAAAGTTAATCGTAGGTGGTACACTATAACCATCTCCAGAGTCTGTAATCGTAATTGTACCGATTGCACCAAATGAATCAACTGTTGCCGTTGCTGCCGCGCTATCTCCAAGTACGATTGTATCACTGCTATCTGCAATAATTTGCAGAGTTGGCGGTGTTGTGTAATATCTGCCACCTTGTATTAGTGTAATTGCGCCAACATGATCACTGTCTAGAGTAATCGTAGCTGTAGCTTTCTTCGGCGCTTTTACTTCAATTACATATTGATATGTGCCAGACTGTTCGATATCTTGAATTGCAGCAATACTTGTATCGAAATCTTCTCCACTGTATTCGAAAAGGTTACAGCGAAGTTTAAAAACCGGAAGATTTTCAATCTGATAGAATGGTTGTTCATGTTCTACATGGCCTATTTCAAACATTTTGTTTGTCAATGGTATGTAGATCAAGTCACCTTCAACAGGTCTGTCTGCCACAATATCGTTATCAGGTCTACTAACCTGTGCTGCAAACCGAGAACGTGCAACTACGAGAGTTACTTCATCTCGTATCTCAACACCGAACCTTGTAAATAAATCTCCTTCACCGTCAAAGCCTTCGACATTCTCAATGTACATTTCAATTTTATGAGATGTCGGAAAGCGAGATGTTGGATCTTCTCCAAGAAGAACATCTTCGCTTACAAGATCTCTTGGTAAATAATAAACGTCTTGACCATATATCTTGAGAGCCTCAATTACGAGGTTCTCATACATGTCCATTTCTGATCTGACTTTTTCTGAGAAGTAAAAGTTACGAGCCATAATATTATCCTATAAAGAAATCAGCTGGCATTTCAAACTCTAGTCTAATTCTTTCTCGCAACCTTTCTATTTCTGCTGTTGCATCGTCATAGATTTGACGACCGTTAAATGTGACACCACCCGGCAACTGTACACCTTCAAACTTAATTAAGTTCATTCCCCATTGTTGTTTAATTAATGCTACAGAATATTCTTTCAGCCACATATCATTATAAATGGATGTATGAGTATCTGGATCTATAAGTGTATAGACTTCTGCAACAACAAATTCACCGACTTTAAGATCTTCATCTGCAAAATCCCCAAAGATGTGAAGTCTGTCCTGATGCCGTGACCACTGCACTTGAGCAGTACCGTTAAGCTTCATGTCTAGCAATGATAGATATTGTTGCATTTGTTCATAATAAGCAAGATCGCCTGCAAAATTCTGAAGATCAGCAATATCATTTAACATCATCTGATATTTAATGTCGAAGAAGTTAAAAGATGAATTAAACGAAGATGCGATCGGAAATAGGCGTGATACTGTGAGCACATTACTTGGAATTGGTATGTACTCATTATTAATATCTGTCTGAGTAATCTGGTGTTTCAGATATGTTCGAACTGTGGCATCAGAGTGAAACTCTTGCCAATACTGAATTGCCTCATCGATACGATCTTCAATCTGATCCTCGTCAACATTAATTTCGAGAACCGGATCTCCGAGCCGACGTAGACAATAATCAATCAGTTCTTGTCTGGTTGCTGGGTTCGCCATAAAATAGTCTCCGACATGTAAAAAATCTTTTGACTATTTATATGTTTTAGGATCCTGAGTCGAACCAATTAAATCCATCATTCCCGGTTTGCATGTAGTTATGAAGATTTGCTGCCGCAACAATTACGTTATTGTCCATGATAAGTGCGCCATTAAAAGATCCATTAGAACCTTCGGTACCAACGACGCCAGCAGCCGCCAATCCATTATTTACCACATCACCATGAATTATATTAGTTAATGAATATTTAGCACTGTCTAAGTTGTAAATATAAATCTGTCCCGCGCTGGCGCGTATCTCGGTACCGTCAGCAGATTCGGCTGCTGCGTAAGGAGCACCTACAATAATTGTATTTCCATCTGCAGACACGTCAAGAGAAGCACCATAGTATCTGTTTTCAACGCCCGTGCTATTCCCAGCAGAGTCTGGATATAACTCTTGAAATAGACTATATGCATCTGATCCAGTTGCTCCATCACTATCTCTTTTCCATATCTGAACTCCACCGCAGTATACGTTATTACCAGGATTTTGGTTGTTATCTGCGTTTACTGCAAACACATTTGAGTTTGATCCTGGCGGATACATGCCTGTAGTCGGTCTTAAATGCGGCAATGACCATGCAATAATTTCGGCATCGCTGTCCATTGAAACGGTTTGTGAGTGCGTAAGACCATTGCTATTTCCAGACATAAATTTACTGGCATTAGACCCTGAATTTACAGGCCAAAGCTTTTGTTGATATTGCCACATCGAAGATCCCGAAGCAGCAATTCTTTTGTAGACATAACAGGCTCCGGTTTTTAAAGCCGTTCGAGGAACGGCTGATCCATACGTATTAGCTGTTGCTGCCATCCAATTTCCGTCTGCAGATATTGATAGACTAGCACCAAATTTTCCATTTGCTACAACATCTGGACATTCAATAACTTGTTGAACAACTGGGTTCCATCCAGTTCCAGTTCCAGTTCTATTAAAACAAATTAAAGCTCCCGCCTGAGCTTGATTATTTGCATACCAATAAGTATCACCTAAAGCCCAGTAATTACCTCCTGCATCAGTATCCATTTCTCCGACTTGATCCATATCATTATTTACACATGAGGATGGAAGAGATCCAAAGACAGATGTAACGGCGTCGTTTAATTGATAATTCGTAGCGGTACTAAATGAGGTACGATTTGGATATGCTCCTTGTATTTGTCCAATTCGTAGAGTATGACTAGGCCTATTATCAGTGGTGATTGCAAAATAATCTCCGCCTACAGCCACTGCAGCACCACATTGCCAGCCTCCGTTACCTATAGACGGTCTATGCCATTGACTGTTCCAACTTCTAGAATTATCTTCCCAAGTTATTAGTTCAACGTTTCCATAATTAGTATAGCCTGATGCGCTTTGTGAAAATGGAGCGCCTGCAATAAATTCAATATGGCCTGGAGCTTTATTCTTTTTCAATCTATGAAATGACTGTTTGTTAGTGCCTGAACTCGCAGGTGTACCATGTAATTTATAATTGAATGTAGGACTATTCCATTGTGGTGCAAAAGAACCATCGGCATTTTGACCTGCTGTACCAAAGTTAAGATTGAGATCTCGAGCTATTGATGAAATTGCAACTCCGTCATTAACATTAAACGTCAAGGTTGCATTCGTAGTAGTAGCCGATCCTTGTGCTTTAGGTGTTACAACAAATCGTGCAGAATCATTTGCTTGTGTTAAAGCACCAGTCGCTAGTCCACTGAAATTACCATCTGAATCGACGGTAAATGTAAGTGGATTTGTACTGTCATTTCCTGTTATAATAAATGTTGTAGTAGTAGCTCCATCTTTTGCAAGATTTACAGTTCCTTGTGGAGTTACCGCAATTGTAGGATCTTGATTTGTTAATTCATTCTTAAACCAATTTATTCCATTCGAGAAGTAAAATCGATTCTGATTTTGAGCATAGTAAATTTGTCCTTCATTATCACCTGCATTAGGAAGAACATTTGCCGCAGATATGACTTCAACACCAGGAGCTGATCGATTTGCTATATAACCTGAATCAATCAGAGCAATAATATTATCTGAATCCGTACCTTCACCTAAAGCCAACAGCCTTAAGTTTGTAGGATTTTCTGCCTCTGTGGCACCCAGAAATCTTGCAATATCTCTACTTCTTGACATCTTATATCCTTTTGACTTTATTTATATTACGCTGAGTCATACAATTTATTTAGAACGCCGTTATAATACGGACTTGAAGCCACTCCAATATCTGTAATGAATTTAGCTTTACCTATGTATCCAATTGGTACATAACCATGTGCATACGAAGTATTCTGACTGCCTTCAACCCAGTTACGAGCTAAGAACGGTCCGCTCGAAGAATCTTGACTGTAGAACATTCCTACCCCACCGACGCCACTTCTTCCTGATGTTTTATAATTGGTATCACTAGGAGCTCCAATAAAAACTACATTGCCTTGACCGTTTATACAAACTGTAGTTCCAAAATACATACCTTCTGCCTTATAGTCATAGTTCTGAGAGGATGGATCACCAATGCCCTCAAACTCAACCGGATGTAAAGTCTGAAAATGATTCCATGTTGTACCCGTTCTTTTATAAATCAGTGCAGCTCCTTGTATGTAATTAGAAGTTGAATATCTACTACGAGGAAAGCCACCGATTATGAGTGTGTTACCATCATCACTTATTCCGATATCGTGTCCCCACTGTACGGGGTTTGCATCAACGCCATTCGGTACTCGATTCCAGTTACTATTATGAGCAGCAACAGCTTGAGTAGTAAAGACATTATCCCAATCACTGACTAGTGGTTGAATTGATGCCTGAATTTCAAACTCATCTGAACCTGCACTATCTCTTGTATATACATGAACTTTACCGTATGTTGACGCTGAAAAAGGTGAAGGACCTTCTGCATTCCTTTCACCAACAGCTAGAGTTAATCCGTCTTCTGTCATTGCCAATGCATTTCCAAATTGATTATTTGATCCTGATTGAGGAGATGGAAATTGTTGGACTTCTGTCCATGTATCTGCTCCATCGTCTCTACGATAAAAAGATACTACTCCAGATACACCACCATTTTGGCCGTCCTGTGCCTGACCCAGAATGACAATATCTCCAGAGGAATCACATGCAAGTGGAGCTCCATATGAGTACGAGAAATTACCGCTGGAATTTGCTGGTGTAGAAAATGCACTGCTAGCCAGACCTGTCAATGACGATCCATTAATTTTCCAAGCATATGGTTTATTGTAAGTTGTGGCAGATGTAGCTGTATAATTGGCAAAAATATAATTACGGCTACATGCCATAGCACCGTAAGCTGTTCCATAGTATTGATCTGTTCTGCCAGAAACGTCGTTGATGCTATGATAACTTCGGTATGTCCAAATACCATTAACGAGCTGATACCAGCCGAAGGCTCCATATTGTTGTGGATTATAACTATTACCGATCATCATCACGCCAGCAGATCTACACACTGCATAATTTGTACCACACTGATTGGTATGACCTCCTGCACCTAAGTCGGTTTCTTGTATTGTTTCATAAGTTGGTCCACCAGTACCAAAAAGAAGTCTTAGTGTTCTTTGCGAAGATGCAATCGACTGTCCATCAGAAACTCTAAAAGTCAACTGAGAAAAGTTAGTAGTGGCAGCTGCTTGACTTTTAGGAGTGATTGTAAAGACAGAGGAATCTTGTGACACTGTACCAAGACCACCGAAATTACCGTCGGATTCTACAGAGAAAGTTAATGTAGCGCCTGAATCTGCGTCAGTCGCTGTGAGTCTGACAGTTGTCGATGTAGTATCAGTTGCAAGAATAATAATACCTTCAGGAGAAACTGAAAGAGTAGGATCTTGATTTACGACTGCCATCGGAAACCATGCATCTCCGATTGACACATAAACTTTATTTGCGTCATCTACATAAGCAAGACTACCTTCAGCTCCAGAAGAAGGAGGTAAAGAAGCTAAAGTGTTGTAAACGGTGATTCCAGCACCTCCGCCTCCACCACCGCCCGTAGCAGCATCGACTGCTGAATCAACTAAACCTCGTATTGATGTAAGTGTTGCCATATTAGTTCTCTGTTAATATCCAACCGTTCGAGTCATTGTAATATACAAGACCGATCGCGGCTCGGTTAATGTTAATAATTAGATCACTATCACTGCCTAAAATCTTTTGTGTACTCTGAATAGTGATATTGTTTGTAGCAGCATTGCCATATCCATCGATAATTCTTACTTCATCACCCAATGTTGCGCCAGCTTGTAGAGTTATGACTTTACCTGACGTTTTAGTATTTACTATCTTGCGATCACCTGGCACGGCGATAAACGATGATGCAGCTTCAGTCCATGTTAATCTTTTGTTGATAGCTGAATCTGCAATAGAATCTGCGAGCGGAGTAACCACAGATATAATTTGACTTGAATCAAGACCTGCTGTGATTGTAATTGTCTTTGTACCAGAACCATTGCCGGTTGCTACGACACCGCTTCCTACAAAATCAAGAGTAGTAGCTGAAACTGTAAGAGGCGTACCTTCATTTGAAATTGTAAATCCTGCGGCTGCTCCAAGTCGAGCAGCAACATATGCCGAATCAACAAGAGTAAACATATCATTTGAATCAAGTCCAGGTAGTGGAGAATTACCTAAAAATCTTTCAACAAGTAAAACATCACCACTATCTGCCGCTTCTGTAAGAGTTACAGAACTACTGTTTGTTGCTGTAAAATCGGATGAGCTTAGTAATAAACCGTTTAAGTAAACTGCAATTTTTCCAGGATTATATTCTAGATTTGATCCATTATTATCTGTGCCAGAAAATGCAGTTTGACCAGGAGATGCTGTAAATTCGAATTGAGTTCTTGTTATTGGCTGTTGTATTCCAGCATCAAATACAATATCTCCAAAGGCAATGAACTGTACATCGTCTCCTGCCGCTGCAGCTTCATTTAGTGTAAATGACGAACCGTTTGATGCTGTAAAATCTGTAGGAGCAAGAAGAATACCATTAACGTATACTAATTTAGAGCCTGTGTTTGAATATACAACCTCTTTACCAGTATCATCTAATCCTACAAAATTTGTTTGACCAGAATCCGCGGTAAAGTAATAAGCATTTGCTCTATCATTTGCTGCAGTAAAGACAGAAACAATATAAACATCCGAACTAATAGATGTTGGCGTAATTGTAATTGAATTACCATTTGCTGTAGTATAATCAGTTGAGCTAAGCAGTACACCGTTTTTATGGACTTGTACTTGATTATTACCAAATGACATGCCTTGACCGGTCAGTACTGCTGATCCCGTATATCCTGTGAACTTATATTCACGGTAATTCATTCCAGCAATATTGTTTGATACAACATTTACAATTGAAAGAAAGTCGTCAGAATCTGCAGCAAGATTAAGAGTGATTGAAGTGTTTGTTGCAACATAGTCATTTTGCTCTGAAAGTAAAATACCATTCAAGTAAACTTCAGAAATGCCGGTTGCAAGATTTAGATTCGTACCATGATCATCTGCACCTGTGAATAAAGTTTGTCCAGAGTCTGCAGTAAATTCATATGCATTTGAGAAAAGAGTTGATCTTCCGACTCTACCAGTTGTTTCAATAACTGTTAAAGAATATCCACTATCAGCTGCTTCTGCGAGAGTAATAGAACTATCGGTAGCGGTAAAGTCTGTAGTGTCTTCGAGTAGGATACCGTTTAGATAGACTTCAATATGATCAGTTGATACTGATAGAACGTTACCAAATTTATCACTGTCAGTAAATAAGGTCTGACCTGAATCAGCTTCATATATAAATTTTGTGACAGAAAGAACACCTCTTGTAAGATCTTCTATTTTAGTGGCGATATAACTCGAATCAATCGTTTGATTAATAATTGTTATTGTAGCTGAAGAGTCAACACCAGATGCAGGAGTAACTGCATTATGGTCAAAAATCTGTAATATATCGTTTGAATCTGCACCGGTTGCTAATGTAAGTGTGCTGCTATCTGTTTCAGTATAGTCATCAGTTTCTACAAGAAGAATACCGTTTAAGAAGACCTGTAAATTTGCAAGATGTTTTTCATATGATAATACAGAACCATTATCGTCTGAATCAGTAAAGACTGTTTGACCTGCCGTTGCAGTATACTTGAATCCATCAAGTGCATTAGCTGCATCTCCGCCGCTACTTCCACCAGATCCACTGGCGTTAATTGTAATTGTTTTTGTCGTACCTGTTCCACTAGCTGAAACGCCTGATCCAACAAAGTTTAAAGTAGTAGCGGCAGTAGATAAAGAAGATCCTTCATCTTGAACTATAATAGTTGATCCGCCTCCACCTCCGCCTGAATTTGCTTCACGCAGTGCAACATAGTCAGAATCAACTGTTGCTGTGATAAGAGCTATAGTTGCGGCTGAATCGACGCCACCGCCTCCACCTGAGATATCACTAAGTAATGCTAATGTACCACTATTGTTTGGTAGATTAATAGTTCTGTCTGCAGTTGGATTAATTGCTTGTAGTTTTACTTCATATGCATTTGACGAATCACCTTCAAACGAAATACTAGTAATGCTGTTAATATTCTGATCAAGTTCTAATGTGACATTGTTTGCCGCGATACCAGCATTGATTTGACCGGTAGTTCCTAAGAACGTTAGCGTTTCTGTTGCGGTGTTAAATGTATGTGTTCCAGTATTAGCGGCAAGACCGAAGGTGCCTCCACCTGATGGAGCTCTTGCTGCAACATATGCACTGTCAACTACACTTTCAACACGAGCATTTGTATAATATAGGTTCGAGCCTTCGCTAAGATTAGATGTTGTAAACCCTGTTAAATTACGAGTTTGCACAAAGATTGCATTACCCATCAATCCGTGGTTTTGACACTGATAATGCAAGACAGACGGTGTATCGTCTGTAATTTCAATTTCTACATACGAGCCAGACTGACCAGCAGATATACCACTTGTAGTTACGTTTGTCGTATACTGATCATTTTTGCCTGCATCATAATAAAAACGTATCGGATGATTAGAATTAGTGACATTTGATTGGTCAAAGCGATACTTATTACCTGGAACCATCTGAATAAATGGTGATTCCATGCCATTGACTGTGTACCCAAGTGAAGAACCCTGCCCTTCATAACGATGCCCTTGAGTTTTTGAAGCAACTAAAACGGTAAATACTGTAGCATCAGAATCATGCACATACATAATTCTTTCAAGATTCTTAATACCTTCAGTACTAATTGTTTCGTCAAAAAGATCGAGGACCTGTGAAGAATCAAGAACACTCGGCACATTTGAGAAGTTTGTGTAATTTAGATAGTAAGTTCCATCTTGTCCATCAAGCTCATCCGCATTAACACCTAGAGCATCAATAGTTGCTTTATCAACTGTCGGTATCGAAGGTGTGCCTTGTAGATTGTTATAGTCAAGATAATGAGAAGCACTTTCACCATTCAGTGTAAATGCGTTAATGCCGCCAACCGTCTTAATATAAGCACTATCAACCGCATCACCGCTGACACGAGCATTTACATAAGCAGAGTCGACTGTCGATTCTAAAGATAACCAAGTACCCTCAAATCCTTTATTAAATACAAACTTATCGCCTGATGCTGCATATAGTAAAGTTGCATTTGCACCTGCAATTGTAATACCCGCACCGTCTGCAGCAGCAGCGTTTGCAGCACTGTCTGCAAGAACTAAGTTCTTATCATTAAGACTTACTGTAGTTGAATTAATGGTTGTGGTTGTACCTTCAACTTGAAGATTACCAAGAATTTGTACCGTACCAGAATCTGTGCCGACCCGAGCCGGGTCGATAATCATATTCGCAGGCCCAGCGATATAACCACCGACTGTTAGATTTGAATCAATAGTTAGACTACCGACCATTGAATCAGATTGATCGCTGCGTAAGAATTGTGTACTGTTACGTCCATCAAGAGTATCTGCATTTACTCCTAAGGCATCTACAAATGCTTTATCAACATCTTGAGCGATTCTATTTGATACGTCGACAAGATCAAGTACAGCAGGTACATTTTGTAGATTATTATAATCACGGTAATAACTGCCGTGCTGTCCGTCAAGCAGATCTGCATCGATACCACCTACAGTTTTAATATAATCAGAGTCTACAATTGCTAGCACACCAGCAGAATCTACTGATCCACCACTAGTACGAGCATTAATATAAGCAGAGTCAATAATTGCAGTAACTTGTGCAGAATCCACCGTTGATACACGAGCATTCACGTATGCAGAATCGATAAGATTAATTGCATCAACACTATCAAGGAATGGAGCCTCTGCTACACGAGCAAGTACATATGCACTATCAACTTTATCTTCAATTACATTGTTAATTGTAATTGTGACAGTATTACCAGAATCGTTAAGAGACGCGGCAATGTCTGAGTCTGTCCTTGCTTTTGTATAATATAAGTTCGATCCTTCTGAAAGATCTGACGTTGATTTGGCAGCAAAGTCTGTACTAAAATCTGATGTGGTATAATGATCTGCTCTTGCGTTTACATAAGCAGAGTCGATTAAACCTTCGAGATATGATAAAGGAACACGAGCTTGTACGTAGGCAGAATCAACAAGATTTGTAACTTCGGCTGAATCTAATTGAGCTAGAGCAACAACTTCAACTGCAGCTGCGATCGCTTCGACACGCGCAGAATCTACGAATGCTTTGATATTATTACCGGTATCTTTATAGTAGATCTTTCCGTCTTCGAAGTTAATAGCGAGTTCGCCATACTCCAAATCACCTGCGACTGGTACCTTCCCTGCTACGGAAGATCTTTTAAGTAATACTTTTGGTGTCGTTGCCATCTTTAGTAAGTCCCGCAATCAATAGTTGCTATTTCTACCTGCCCTGCTGTAACTAAGAAGTCTTGAGAATCAAATGCAGCTACGCCTAAAGCAGACGAAGTGGATGCTACTCCAGCAATTGCTCCTGTTGCAGAACTATACGATATTCCGTTTGACGCAGTCAGCGCATGCTTTGCAGCGCTATCTGCTCTTGCGTCTGTATAATATAAGTTTGAACCTTCAGGTAATTGCCCAGTATTCGCATCACCTAAGTCTGAATCAAAATTGGCCTTAGAGTAAACTTGCTCAACATCAATACTAAATCTACCTGCAGCCGAATCATATGTAAGATCTCCAGCAGCACTGAAATGAGATCTGACTTCGGTTGCACTTGGTCCTGTAAATGTAAATCTTCCGTTTGCAGAATCATATGTTAATGATCCATCTCCACCAACATCTACAACATTTAGAGCATTTCTTACTCGCTGTGTTGTGTGATATAGATTTGAACCTTCTGTAAGATCACTAGTAGTTTTCTGTGCAAAATCAGAATCAAATCCTAAATAGCGTCCACTGAATGTTGTTGTACTAATCGTGCCAGAAACATCGATGTTCGGCGCTAAGAATGTCTTATTTGCATGCCATGCATCGTTTGACGCCTTATAAAAGATATTTGCGCCGGCTCCGACTACATGAATGCCTGCAGAATCTGCAGCCGCAGGGTTTGCTGCGCCCGATGCCAATGTAATATTTTTATCGTCAACTTCAAGAGTCGTAGAATTAATTGTAGTAGTTGTACCATCAACCTGTAAATTACCTTGAATGATTAAAGTACCGGCTGTACCTGTAGGACTTGGATCAATCGTAATATCGCCGCTTGTTGAGACAATACTATTACCGTCAATTGTAATATTATCAACTTGAAGTGATGATAGAGCAGTAACGTTCGAGTCAAGATGTATGTCGACTCTTGTGCCGGTTACTAGGTCTTGTAGCTTAGTGTGTATGTTAGTTGCACCATATATCTGCAACTTTTCACCCATTGTAAGAACACCGGTGCCACTAGCGGTATTTCCATCGACGTCAAGAACGTTACGAGTATCTACATAATTTTTTGTAGCAGCATCTTGTGCACTTGAAGGATCTACAACATTTGATATTGTAGAAGTACTTGCATCAATTATGCCGCTTGATGGGTTTACTGTAAGATTGCCTGTAGCAGAGATCTCATTACCGTCGATACTTACATTATCTACATTTAGTATATCAATCTTACTATTTGCATCAGTAATAATTGCACTTGATGGTTTTAACTGACCCTTAGGATGGTCCATCATGTCTGTGTAATATTTACCGCCAATTGTATGAATCGAGTTTGCAAAGCCGTTTGGCGAATCATTTCCACCTGCACCTATGAAAAGACGATCGCCACCTGCCGAATCACCGGCAGCATGAGTATAAGCAAGTTCTCCACTTTTTAATATATTATCTGATACATTAATAGTGGCTGTAGTACTAGATTGTTTAAGAATAAATTTAATATCTGTAGAAGACATTAGAAACTACCTCCACTCAATGTAAGAGTTTGAGGAAGAGTTGTCACTTCGAATTTACCGGTACTGATATTAAATTGTAATATACCATCATCGACTAGAGCAGATGTATCAACATCAGTCAAGTCACCAATTGCTTGTGCTTGTGCACCGGTTACCTTACGAACCGGAGTACCAATGGTAATTTTTCGAATGTGAGTCTGTACTGGAGGTGTTGTCATTTATGTCACCGATGGGCTAACGCGTATCTTTCCTTCAAGGATTCTCTCAATTACAGTTGATCCGTTTGAATCAACATAAGAGATCTCCACATCATATACATAGTTACCAACACGAAGTGCGTCTGATTGAATGTTATTCAAGGAAAGAGTTACGATACCATCAGTGGGCTGAATAGCAACGGCAAAATCTGTAGTGTCTGCTGAATCTGAATTGTAGTTCCGCTTCATTTTAGCGGCTGCAGAATAGTTTGTAAGATCTTTAATGTTACCCGACGGGTCAACAAGTTCTAACTGCACTGCTATGTCCGACCCCTTGTCGAACGTAAATTTCTCGTATTCTGCCATTTTTCCAATCTCGATACTAAGTAACTCGACATGATAATCTTACTCTTATTTATACAGAAACCCGTTTGCATGTATAATAAATAGTAATGCATGTCAACTCAAGGAGAAAAAAGTGGATAGACAAACACGTATCAAAAAGATGTTTTATGGTTGGGATGATGAAATGGATATTATGCGTGATATCCAAAAATGCCAAAGAAACTGGGATTACTCTAAAGAAGTACATCATGAAATTAGAGACTATCTATTATGGACAGCGTTAAATGCGCCATCAAAACAACATGAGGCTTATTACGATGTCTATTGGTCTACTGATCGCGACGTTATACAAGAGTGTTCTCGTTATACGTGGGGATGTACACACAGCCGAAATCCTCCTTCGACATGGAGAAATGCACAAGCAAATGCAAACATGTATATGCTTTTTGTTGCAAAAGAACCGGATACAAATCAAAACTGTAATGCAGATGGTACAGAGAAATCTAATAAATCTTCAGCTCGATGGGAAAATGCATATGTAAGTATCGGTATCGCAGTTGGATTAGTACTTAGAGCTGCCGCAAAATATGGATTCGCCACTGGTTGTAATAAAAGTCATGGCGATTTAAATGGTGATAAGTTTTGGGAAAAAAAATTAGGTATCTTAGAAGAAGTCGAAGCAGGTGAAAAAAAGATAGCATACGGTATTGGTATCGGATATCCTAATGAACATCGACCTCGTTGGGAATCTGATGATCTTGAGTTGGCTTTAGGTGCTGGAAATGGTAGCAATTTGGCAACTGATACAAATCTTACAGAAAATGAAAAAGGTAAACCATACAGACATATTAAAATTATTAATGTCGCTGAACATGCAGGTGAAACTCTCTTAGATCCATATGGTAATAAGCACGAAATTCCTGATGTAGCTGAAATTAAAATTAATACTATGCGTAAAAGAAACATTGAGGCTATAGAAATAAAATGAGTGTGTATGACATTTTAAAAAAAAGAAAATATGTACTAGATTACGAAACGCATGCAGAAATAGATAAAGAATTAATTATAGATCTTTTACAAAAAGCATGGAAAGTCACTCCTTCGAAAAATAATTTTATGCCTTATAAGGTTCATGTAATAGGACCAGAACGTAGAAAATTAAAAGAAAGTATTTTTTTAAAAAGTTTAAAACATGAAGGTGCAGCAGACAATATAGATGTTATTGAAAGATATGAAAACCGTGGAAAATTACCTAATTATAGAAATATTCGGTCATGTTCTTATCTTTTAATTTTTACGTTAAGACAAGAAACTGATCCAAATCCATTTCAAAAATGGTTATTTGAACAGGGACATAACTATCCTGCAATGCGTAATGTGGAAGAGTGTTATGGAGATGCGTTACTAGAAATGGGAATGTTTTCAACCGCCTTTGGAGCTATGTGTTTAGAACATGATATCGACATTGCTCCTGTTGGCTGTTATCCTAAAGATTTAAAGGATTGGTGGGATGTACCGTTTATAAAATACCCGCCAATAGGTTTACTAACGGTTGGGAAGGGAAAATATTACAGACAAAATCCTGCATTTCCTGGACGCGAAAAAGATGATTGGAAACCAAACTTTAGCAAAGTGGTTAATATAGAGAATATTTAAATGAGTGTGTATGATCTTTTTCAAACTCGACATCATGTACTGGAATATGCGCCAGAACCAGTAGATGAGAGTTTACTAAATACTCTATTATGGAAAGCATGGAAGATAACACCTTCAAAAAGCAACGCTATGCCTTACAATGTAAATGTTTTAGGTCCAAAGGATCAAATAGAAAAAAATAAGATTTATGATCAAGTTTCAGGGAATCACAAATTCTATGATGAGGTAGGACTTGATTACAATACTAAAGATAATCCTAAACTTCAAAAAGAATACAAATTTAAAGTTAATCCATTCTATGGACATGTAAAGAATAATTCACATTTGTTAGTATTTTCTTCAAGAGTTGCAAAACCAAATGCGTTTTATAAAGATACAATCTGGCGAGAAGCCCATTTTTTTGAACAGGCTGAAGAAGATCAGGTGACTGATATAGCTGAAAGTGTGAGTGTTGAATGCGGCTTTTTCGCAACACATCTTGCAGGTTTATGTAGAGAGCAAAACATCGATGTATCTTTTACCGCCTGTTTGCCAAAGAGCATAGACAAATGGAAGGCTTTTCCGTATTTATGGTATAACTATGAAAAGCAGACAGCAAAAATACATCTTATAATGAGCATCGGTTATGCCGAAAAATATAGATATGAATGGTTAACAGAAATTAGAAGAACTAAAGACGATATAAAACCAGAATTTACTGAGGTAGTGAAATTTATTAAATGATAAACGTTGTATGTACGAGTAAACCATGTGATGGTTTACTGTATTATAGTTATGAATATGCATCGCTGCTTGATGCAAAACTAATTATTATACCAAATCCTAAATTTACGGAACAAGACTATCTTAATTCAATTCAACACAAGTATATTCACTGTAAGAACGTTGAATTTGATTATTATGGTGGAAATGATATTACCCTTATTATGGGTAGAAGCATGCTTACACTAGCATATCGAGATTTTAAAAATTATTCTGATGACGCAAAGATGTCATTAATAGAGTTGTTTCGAAATCCACTGATATCTGTATATTCAAATAATCATCCTAATGAATATTCACTTGCACTTGAATTTTTTAAACCATCTCAAGTAACCGATCTTTGTGATCATGAAGTTTATTCAGATGGTGTTGGTGAAAACTTTATTAAGAGAATCAATTTTGATATTTACAAAGAGTCTGTCGAAGATGTACAGTTCGAGCATCTATTTCTTGGTACAAATAACGAGTACTATCAAGCAGCACTCGATAACATGAAACCAGATTCTCGTATTCTAGTTTATAAATATGTAGATGAAAAGAGTCTTGTAGTTCCTGTCGATAACATACTCGGCATGTTTAATACATATGTTTATACGAAGCCATCGTTTGATCCTGCACCAAGATTATTGCAAGAAAGTATGTACTTTTCGAAGAAAGTATGTTATAATAGAGATAAAAATATAAAAGACGGCGGCAGTGTTTACTTCAATCGTAAGATTGAAAAGCCGTCTATTGAGGTAATACAGAATGTGGCAAAGACAATACGATAAATATGAAGACGCATATTTACAGATATTTGAAAATGCGTTATCACAAAATCCAGAATCGAATGTAGAATTTTTAGAAAAAAACGTAAAGAAAGTTGCACAAAGAGAGTACGCAGTTGCATGTAATTCCGCGACAGATGCTCTTATGTTTTCACTTGTGGCAAATGACATTGGTCCGGGTGATGAAGTACTTGTTACAAATTTTTCATGGATATCGACTGCGTCATGTATCGCCATGGCAGGAGCAACTCCTGTCTTTTGTGATATTGATTTTGATACACGACATATCTCAATTGATAGTATCAAGAGAATGCAATCACCAAAAGTAAAGGCGATTATATACACTCACCTCTTTGGCTCAATGTCAGATACTACAGAGATTGAACAGTGGTGTAAAGAATCAAACGTGCTCTTTATTGAAGATGCTGCACAATCGATAGGTTCAAGTTATAATGGCAAAGTTGCTGGAAGTATTGGCGATTGTAGTTCATATAGTTTTAATGCAAATAAAGTCATAAGCGGAATATCAGGTGGTGGCATGTTTATGACTGATAGTAAAGAAATGGCAGAAAAAGTAAAGAAGCTTAGGAAACACGGTAAGGATGATCGTGATGGTTATATTACTCTTGGTGTCAATTCAAAAATGTATGTGCTAAATGCTATGATGATTGATTTCAGACTTAAACAATTAGAATCTGAAAGAGAACGCAGAAAAGAAATAGCAATGATATACGATTCTATTTTAGATCAAACACACGAACAACCAGGCTTGATTCATAACTATCATAAATACACTTACCTGACAGATAAAAGAAATCTCTTAGATTTGCAGATACATTATGATAGACCTTTATCGGCACATCCGATGTGGCAAGGTATTCATCATAGAGCAGATGATACACCAAATGCAAGAGAGGTAAGTCAGAAAATAGTATCATTACCGATTGATGCGTTCATGACTGATAATGAGGCAAAAGATGTCGCAACCAAAATCTATAAAACAGTTGAATGAAGAAAATTATCTAGCTATCGATTTTTATCTATCGAAGTCATGTAATAAATCTTGTCATTACTGCACTGCATGGACACTTGAGATGCGCAATCTCGATGTCGATATGGATTTTTTAAGTCGTACTCTAGAATATTTTTCTCCGTACAAGGCACGCATACAGTTATTAGGCGGCGAACCAGGTCTTATTAAAAACCTAGATGAAGTTGTTGCTGAGATCAAGAAGCATAAGAATCTTGTACCATCTGTTCTATCAAATTCCTTTGTTCGTAAGCGTTATCCACATATGCTCGAAGACCCAGAGATTCTATATCAAGAACACTTAGTCTTAGATTTCTATGAAGATAAGATTGAGAAGCTCGGTAACTTTGATTTCTTTGAAGAGAACGATCTGAACAATTACAATATCATTATCATGACTCCAAACTATTTTAAGTACCGAGAGAAATATGACTTATCGATTGTAGACCATAAGAATACACAGTTTAAGGCATTCAATTCTCGCTCACCTAATTGGACAGAAACAAAGCAAGCACCTGAGTTCGATCGTCGTATGTGCGCAGCATTTCCAAAAGTACCGGTTGTTGACTTCGAGCTTCAAAAGATTCGACACTGTAGTAAGAAGGTAATTAAAGGCTCTCGTCAATATGCAGTAACAAAAGAGAATATCGATAAGATGATGAACTTTGAATTGTTTCGTTTCGAAGAGTATTGTAAGAGGTGCACAGAAGATATTGAAAAAAGATCGCACGATCAGATACTGAGGATAATGGAAGCTGGTGCAGTCATATGAGTAAAAAGTATTTGATAGCTTCTGGTTGCAGTTGGACTGATGCAAATTTTAGTTCAGAATTTGACCGGTCAATAGATTGTAGTTGGCCTAAATGGCCAGAAATACTAGCAGGCAAATTGTGTATGAAGTCAATCAATTTAGGCTATAGTGGTTCAGGTCAGGAAGGAATATACTCTAGAGCACTAGACAAGATTTCTTCATTTGATCCAAAAGACATTGGACTTGTTATCGTTGGATGGTCACAGTGTCAAAGAAGAGATTTTGAATATGAATTAATGCATGACAAAGACGAATCTCTTTGTTGGTCAAATGAAAGAGTCGACCCTAAGGGAGATCTATATTATTATATTCGAAGAACTCTTAGGTATATGTACAGTCTACAACAGGTCTGTGAAAGCTTAAATATACCATATAAACAATTTCAAATGATACCTTTATTTACACATTATATCTACCAAGCACGTGAGTATGGTATTAACTTTGATCATACAATTGGACATTTACGAAAAGCTATGCCTAATAGAATAGATGCTGTTGGCTATTTGGTGGAGTCACCTTATTGGGATTTAATTAACAAAGAGAATTTTATAGGATGGCCGTTAATAGATGAGGGAAATGGATTCAATATTCAAGATAAATTTGTAAAAAATGATTTAGATTTGACTGTATCTAAAGAAGATGTACATCCTAACGAAAAAGGTCACAGGTTAATAGCAGAAAAAATTTATGAATATCTTTAGTATTGCACTCGGCCCACATGATCAAAATACATATGATGGCTCTTTTCATAATCAAATAGAACGATTTAGTAGAAAAAAGCACAACGTACCATGGCATCATGACGTGTATCCACATCATTCTGAATTGACAAGAATGAACCGTGATGATAACAGATACATGATGAAGTTTTATAATGAGTATTGGAAACCAGAAGATCATGAAATCTTTTGTTTTACCACAACAGTCGGTGGTATGAAGATGCTTCGAAACGGTAATCAAAACATTGATCAAGATTTTTTAGATTTTAAACCAAAAAAACTGTGGGATTATTTTCGAAAAGATAACATATACTATATCGATCATCATCAGTCGCATGCAGCATATGCCTTCTTATCTTCTTGCTTTACAGAGTCAGATATCTTATCGATTGACGGTCGAGGCTGGCATTATAACTGCGTCTTCTTTGATAAGAACGGAAACATGACAGATCTATCTGATAAGATGGGTATCGGTATACTTTGGGATTATTTTTCGAAAGCAGTCGGGTTCGGTCCTCTTGGTGCTGGAAAGTTAATGGGTCTTGCTGCACATGGCAGTTATTCTCCTGAATTTCATATGATTATTGATTACTATTCGAATAATAATTTTAATTTTCCTGAGTTTGATATATCGAAGTTTAAACAAGAAGACATCGCGTATACGCTACAGTATGCAACTCAAGAATTAGTTAATGAACATGTGATACCTTTACAGTCATGTGATAATATATGTGTTGCTGGTGGCGTGGCATACAATGGCTATATGAATGAAGAGTTTACAAAGTACTACAGTGGTGTACATGTACCACCTGCACCAGGAGATGAAGGACAATCACTTGGCACTTATATGCATGCCGATTATGTTCTAAATAAAAATAAACATGTGCCGAATGTGTATGCTGGAAAAGAATATACATTCGATGAAGGTGATGAGATTACTTCTCGAGAAGTTGCAGAAGCAATCGCAAATGGTAAAATTGTCGGTTGGTTTAACGGCAAATCCGAATCAGGTAATCGAGCACTCGGCAATCGAAGTATACTTGCAGATCCTCGTAATCCGAATATCAAAGACATTATTAACCATACGATAAAACAAAGAGAAGATTTTAGACCATTTGCTCCAGCAGTACTTGAGCATCATGCACAAACATTCTTTGACACAAATCAGCCAAGTCCTTATATGTCTCGTATCATGCCGGTAAAATCAGATAAAATACCGGGTGTAACACATCTTGATAACACTGCGAGAATACAGACCGTAAGCCGTATACAAAATGAAAATTTCTATAGACTCATTGAAGACTTTTATCAATATACCGGCATGCCGATGTTATTGAATACGAGTTTTAATTGTAAAGAGCCGATAGTTGAAACGCCTGAAGATGCGATCAACACATTTAACAGAACTAAACTTGACATGTTGGTAATTAATGGACGTAGTGTGCGTAAAATGGGGTGACAAGTTTAGTCACGAGCATGTCAATCGATTGTATCGAATGGTATGTAAAAACTTTCATACTGATTTTAGATTTGTATGTCATACAGATAATCCTGAAGGGATACATAATGACGTACACATTATACCTTTGCCAGACTATGATCTCGAAAAGTGGTGGTGGAAATTAGCGCTATTCGAAAACATTTCAGAAACTCAAATATATTTAGATTTAGATGTCATAATACAAAAAGACTTTACACATTTTCAAGATTATGTCGTAGAAGATAAATTATGTTTAGTAAAAGCATATTGGAAACCATATGTAAGTGATGTAAAGTTTGAATTCGATGTCGATATCAATTCATCTATTATGATATGGAAAGGCGATCTTCGACATATATGGAAAGATTACGATGTAGAATACTGCAAATTTAAATATGAAGGAATAGATAGATATCTTTACTATGACAAAGGTGAACATTTAGTGTATATACCAGAAGGTGAATTATATTCTCGTAGATATGGTTTAGATTGGGAAAACTTTAATTTATTTGGGCTCGAAGATAAATTATACAAAGACGAAGACAAAACAATCTGTATCTTTGATGGGTGGAAATTAAGATTTGGAGATGAGGCATATGATGGATTCGAAGAATACTATAATTGATCCTATATATTTTAATGTCTGGTGGGAAGCAATACAAAAAGGCTATGACGCTAAGACTTTGTTGTATAGTATAGGCCCTGATCAGTTAGAATCAAAAAACCATTTGTTTAAATTGTTAACAACACCATTGCCTGGAAAAAGAGAATACTGTCCTGCTACAGAATTATATTACAAAAAAGATCTACATATACAGATTTATGGCGGCTGGTTTGGATATCCTTTAATTGACATGCTTGTTGATACCTTTTCAAATATATCTAGAATTACTAATATCGATATAGACTCGAAAGCTTTAGATCTTTGTAGGAAATTTACTGTGGAAAAAAATCTAAGTGATATAGTATTTTTTAAAGAAAGAAATGTTGCTGATATTATTGAGACATCACATAATAAAGACAGAGACATTCGACTTGTAATTAACACATCATCTGAACATATGCCCGATTTACCTGTATTGATACAAAATAAAACATATACAGATAATTGTGTCTTTGCGCTACAAAGTAATAATATGTTTCATGTTGTAGATCAACATATAAATTGTTCTAACAGTTTAAACGAATTTGTAGAGAAAACAGGACTGACAAAAATATTTGTTGCTGACACATATAAAATGCAGAATGGTTATGAGAGATATACTGTTATAGGAAATCATGAATAGAACAATCATAAGTCTTTATATTGACATACCAAAAGAAAACCTGGTATCTCATCATGAATCAAAACTGAAGTTTAACGATAACCACGCCTGGCTCGTAGATAAACAAGAAGAGTATGCAGATAAAATCGGTGTAGATTTTTCTCATTTCGAATATGAAGATGGCTATGAGGAATATCGTGATTGGTTTCAAAAAGAATATCCTGAAGTTTCTGAATATAACATAGTAAATTTCTTTAAGATCAAATTACTATATGATATGACTGAGTTATATGATGAGATTCTGTATCTTGACATTGATGTGATTCCTGTAACAAATGAAAACTTCTTTGATGTGTTTGATTTAAACAAAGGATTCGCCATACTGACAGGAACTGCAAGATCGCAAAGAGCATGGATTAATCCACTAACAGAGGCTGTAGTAGGCAGACATGGAGTAAGATCTCCTTTAGCAAAATATTGGAATACCAAATTAATGTTATCGATGGAAGGTCATAGTAGAGATTCTGAAGTATTCAATACAGGTATTATCGGCATTACTAGTAAGCAACTTAAAGAACTTGACTATTTTTCAGAATTTAGATCATTACTTGATTATATGACAGAGATACAAAACAATAGTGAGATACCCGATAACCTCAGAAAGCTGTGTGGTTACGATAACGAGACGATATGGGGCTACAAAACTTTACTTAAAAATCTTTCTTATCAGGAGCTCGGTGAGTATTGGCATGTGTTTATGGATAACCATAGCTTTGTACCAGAAAAAGCAAAGTTGGTGCACTGTGTAAATAAAGATTTTGATTATGTGAGAAACTGGTGTGAAAAGAATAATATTTAGCATATGGCAAGACACAGACTGGCGTGACTATAAAGATCTGTTAGTAAACAAGCAACGAGAATACGCAGAGTTTTGTGATGCCGATTATCATTGTATCGAGTATGACAGCTTTGAGTTTAGTCGATTACAGTTCGAAAAACTTAACTGGGCAGATCATTATTTAGATTTTTATGATGAAGTATTATATCTCGATTTAGATGTAATACCTCGAAAGAACATGTCATTCTTTGAAAAACATGATCTCAATACATTTTGTGTTCATTATACAATGAAGCCTGATTGGAAGATTAAAGCGAAAAACGATGCGCTAGGCTATCAAGGTAAGAATAAGATTGCAAATACAGGTGTTTTTGGTTTAAATCAAAATCTTAAGGGTATGCTAACAAAGGAACATAACTTCGATAACAACGAAGTTTTTGTATCATACCTAATTGAAAAGGATAAAATCCCTTGCACTGAAATTTCAGGTGCGTGGAACTTTATCCTTGATAAAAATTATCGTAAGTATAGTGAAGCTCACTATTTCTTACATGTATCTAATAAAGATTTTATTTCCTACCCGCTAGAGCGATACTAAGAGCGGCATGAGTTGCTTCCATAAAATCTTTAGACTTACGAAGTGCTGCCTTCGCATCACGATTTTCTGATTCTTTAATAATCGGTTGCTCGAATAGTTGAAGCTTATATAAGAACAAGGCTTCTTTATCTTTTTTAGAATTAAAATCATATGTAAGAAGCGTCTTAGAGACCTCTTGCCAAAAGTCATTTGTAAATGTTTTACCGTCGTAAAGAATACCTAGATCAGTTGCAGTTTTTATAGCCATCGACTGAAATGCTTGGGTTTGTAACTTAATATTCTTATATGTTTGTTCGTGTAAATCATCTAAAGTTATAAGCTCTAGAAGTTCAGTATAATGTGGATTGTCATCTTCTGCAACAATGTGAAAAGGTATGGTTCTCATATCATCTTGGTGTTGCCACAAAGATTCGATAACTGTTCTATTATCGTCAATAAAGTATGCATTTAAAAATTTTGCGTTTTCAACCATTATGTTCTCTCCACTTTTAGCGAGTATGTTGTGTCTGTGTTAATCGTGCCGCTAGGCTGAAGCTGTGAAATGTATTCGTCTGGATCTGTATCGCTCGGATCTGTTACTCGATCTGCTTGAGTCGAGCTTTCAAAAAATGTATCAATCATAACAGATCCTTTTGTTGTTCCGGAACCATTAATATTAAACCGAAGCATATAACCAGGTTCAGCATAAATGTAATGACGAATCAATCTTTGGAAGTATGTATCAAACTCTGTAGTTGTCATATGTCTTAATCCGACAGTTCCGTCAATAATCAAAGGTGTACGATAGGTTTGTGCAAATCCTTTAATTCTTTTTAAATAATAAGTGTTGATTGTATTTGTATTTGTGAACTGTTCGCCTGCTCCGGTAAGCAAAGGATAATTGCCAAACCCAACAGATCTTGTATCTGTATAAACAATTCCTAAGTTGTCTTGATTTGATTCAGATAGCGTTGTACTAATACGATAAGAACCTGCTGCTAATGCCACAAAATTATTTCCAGTTACCATACCACTTACTACAGGATCGATAAATGTATCGACAACATCTTGTTCAGTCATTTCATGAACGCCATTATTGCCATCAACTCGCACAGGCTTTAGTGTATAAGCCGGCTTTGTTTCTGTAGTATCAAAGCTTTGTTGTATTTTATCATAAAATACATCATCTATAACAACAGGGTCTGTAGCTGTACCAAAGGCTGTATCACTTAAATCCGCGGATGTGCCAGTAAAATATCTTCGATCTCTCATCTGTGGTGAGATACTTCCACCTGAAGACACAACAACAAGAGATACAGTTGGATTAGAGTAATATAGATAACCAATCTGTCTAAGTTGTTTTTGATATTCACTAGATGTACATTCTTTAATTCTAATATTGTTATCTGATACTAGAGGTCGATAAACTGTCATAATAAAACCTTTATGCTACTGTTGGATCGTTACTCGTAGATAAAAAATATCCGTCTAATACTATAGTTCCGGTTTCATCTTTTACTGTAAATCGCTTTGCATTATCAAGTTCATATCGATCGCTATCCATAATTAATTTTGTAACTTCTAAATTTGTTATGGTTGCACTATCAATCACTGCGCTATCGATATCTGCAAACCCAGCTGTCAAACGATTTACTCTTGCCGAATCAATTGCCAAAGATGTAATTGTTGCATTTGAAATTGTGGCGCTATCAATAGTTAGAATTGCTCCTGGATCTACGCCGATACTATCGACATTAATTGTTGCAAATCTTGCACTATCTGCAGTCATCAGTCCGGTTACGTCTAGATTCCGAATAGTCGCTGAGTCTATCGTAGCACTGTCTGCTGTGAGAGTACCAACTCGAAGTCTTTTAAAGGTTGCAGAATCTCCGTCAAATCCTGTAACTAGCAATGTGCCTGGAGGAGTACCGAATAGTTTATTGTTAATACTATCAAAACTTATAGCCAACTGATTCATAGCAGAAACTAAGTTTGAATCTGAATTTAGAAAAAAGGCAGCATCTAAATCATCAAGATCGCCCATAAAATCAGACATGAGATTTGTCTTGGCCATAAAGGTGCCAATTGCATCTACGAGATCTACGTGTATTTTTCTAGCCATTTTGTATTCCTTTAGATACTATCTATATCGAGTTGGATAGCCGCAAAATAATTTTCTGTACTTGTTGAATCAGTTAATAAGAAAGGCCTTGCGTGTTGAAATGTAATCGGTCCTTGAGAATCATTTAAAGTCAATCGTTTAACTCCTGTTGTACCGATTGTCGCCTTTGTAATATTAACACCTGAATCGCCACCACTATCCGATATAAACTGACCAATAGTAATTTTACTTAATACTAATGCACTGTCAACTGTAACATCTTCACCTTTCATTGACAAATTTTTAAATCTTATAGTACTAGTACTATCAAGAGCAGTAAGCCTTCCTATGACTCCGCTGTCTCCAACATACAAGCGAGTCATAGACATACTGTCTGGATAATTATCTAATTCTATTACAGTTAAATTTCTAAATCTGGTACTGTCAGAGAAATAATCATGACTGATACCACCATCAGAATCACCGAACCATAAATTTGCTGCTTGCCCTTGAAAATCACCGGGACCTGGCATAGCGCTATCATAATTGTATAAAGACCTAACTGTAATTTTATCAAACTTGCCAGAGTCTGCACCGATTTTTGCTTTAAATCCAGTGATCTTTTCGGTACCATTAATTAAGCCATCAAGTATGTTTTTAAGATTATCAGCAAAGAGATTCATGCCGCTGACGAGATTTGAATCTCGATCAATTAGACCTGAATAAGGTGGATCTCCAGGATCAAATGTAGTATCAAGATCATCTAGATCTCCGATATAATCGGACATCTCGTTGACTTTTTGTCTCCATACGTCAATTGTATTTGCTAAATTGATTGTGACTTTACGTGCCATTATAACTTCTCTAAGATCTGTTTCATCATATGTTTGAGCTCAGACACGTCAGTCTTTAACTCTTGGAGTTCCGCCTGTTTTTCTTTCCATGCCTTCTTTCTGGCTCTTGCTGCTTCTATCTCTGTCGAGTTTGTATTCAATACAACACCGTCTTCATTTTTAATTAGGCCTTGATGGCCGTCAACATTTTTCCATTTCATTATACACTCAATGCGATCGCTCTTAAATCCTTAATAATCGGTACCTTTGCTGAATTTGTTGATGTCATTACAATTTTAAGCTGAAACTTTGTAAATGCAGGAAGCTGGCCACCCTGTCCGCCAATTAGATATTCATATTCTCTAAAGACGTTTTGATTTTCATCAGGAGGATTGTTTCCTTCTTCTGCTACATATGTCCATTGTTGTACATTAATTGCATCTGTTTCAGTCGCAACTCTCCAATACAATTTCAAACCTGCTGCTTTAGGTCTATGTGCTGTAATAAAGACTTTAAGTCCTACTGCTGAATTTGCGAGTGTTGTAACTTTAGTAATATGCTTTGCCGCAGAAGACCCGCGCTTTGCATCTTCTTCATCTACAAAACTCATTGGAACATTAAATCCACTTGTTGCAGCAGAGTCTTGATTGTCAATAATGTTATCTACTAGAGTAAGAGAAGATCTTTGTAAATCAATCATAGGAGCAACAAACTCATTGTCTGTTGCCATTCCCATTCTCATTGTTGCAGTTTTTGCTCCTACAGCAATTTCATCTTCTGCAATGCTGTCACATGCAACTACATAGTTATGCTCTAAAGCATAGTTATTTTTGTTAAGATTGATTGATGTAAATCCTGCATCAACCTGATAAGGTGATTCGGTACCAGCAAATGACTTACCACTAGTGCCTTTATATGAAGCAAAGACATTTGTGCCGTTTGGTTTTAGTAAAGATATGTGTGGCCAAACAAGTGAGTACGGAATATTCTTTGTGCTTTCGACCAAAGATCCTCCACCAATAGCACTTGAATCTGCTGTTGAGTTTGCTTTAAATTCAAATCCACTCGCATCTATCTTTGTAATTGTATGATCACCGTTAACTGTTAAACCACCAACTGTCGCAGCACCGGTAATTGAGACTGTATCATTTACTTGCAAGCCGTGATTTATATTAGTGACTCTGACATCACTATCACCTGCAAACGTTTGAATCGGATTTGGATTTAGAAGTTTGCGTGGAACACTGGCATTATTTAAGAAAGCCGTAGCAGATCCTGGTGTAAACTTCGCTCTTATTAATTCAAATTTAAGATCTTGTTTTTGATCGGCAGAAAATGTAGCACCGTTTTGAGAGTAGAATAAAGAACCAAGATTAGGATTAATATTTACTCGAGCAGAGGCGGAACCTATAATTTGCTCATCGATCTCTGAAATATAAATCTCATATTCTGGTGTTTCTGCATATACAACAATAGCAAAATCTGATAGACCCTTCAGATAAATAGGCTCATCGAATTCAAATGTTGTTGCAACAGTCGCATCAGCAGAAGTATTTACATCGCTATACTCGACATAGACTGTGGATCCAGGTACAATCTCCACATCAGAAGGCATGCCGTTTCTCATCGGTCTAAGGTGTAAAGAAACAGGAAGCTGTAAGTTGGCTGTTGGCGTAAATGTAGATGCAAAATAGAGATTTATTTTTGTTGCATATATACCTCGAGCCTCGTCAACATAGAAAGACTGAGCAATTGGATTTTTATTTCTCTTATAACCGAGACTATTTAAGGACATTATAACCACTCCTCTTTGAGTTTCATCACCATTGATTTGTATATATCATAAGCGTTCTGTGAATTTCCATTATCAATTTCAATAATGGCTAAATCAATTTGCTCACCTATCCAATTCCAAGTTTCATGTTCCTCTGGTATTGCAGCAACAATTGCAGGAGCAATTTTATAATATTCATTAAGATCATCTGAGTTGCGTCCACCCATAAATGTATCACGGAATTTTCTAAGTTTTGTTAGTGTTACGCCATCATCAGCCTCACCTCTACGTTCAACAATTGCAGTAGTAATGAAACAGAAACTACCACCACCGCCACCGGTGTCTGGATTATCTGGACGACTTGGAGGAGCATCTGGTGTCGAAGGTGGCCCGCCAAATTCACCGTAATAACCAACACCATAATCATCTGACGGATTATTTGTCCAAGAACTACCGACACCATTTTGAATCGTAACACCTTGTCCGCTGTAGTTGTCATCACCTCCGTCATTATTATGAGTATAAGGTAGTGCAGTATTAATAGACGTCTTTGTACCTTCAACTTCGAGTATGCGAGTTGATAAAACATCTTGATGAACTGTATCTAAGAATCCTTGTGCAGTATAATTTGCTCGAGCAATTGTGCCAGAAACTTTTTCATCGTTAATGTTGACATCCATTAATTTAATTTCATGCACACCAGCTCTAAATCTGAAAGTATCGTTATTCGGAATTTGGAATGATATTTCAACTTTACCTGCCTGATCTGTTTCGAGTGCAGAAGATCCATCTCTATGAGCAGTTTGATTCTTTAGACGGTTACCAAAATCTTCTGTAGTTTCAGAATATCTTTCGAATGGAGCCTCTCGAACAAAGTCTGCCATATTTTTGCCATCAAAGAATAAGAACACAGTCGCGTTTGGTCTTAATCCATTTGCTTTAATGCTTACAACTCTAGATCTAATAAATGGTAAAAGTGCAACTTGAAGTACTCTTGATCCAATAACCTCTTCAACGACTTCTTCTGAAATAACTTTATTAACCGTCTTAGACTCAAAATTTCTACTTGTTTTTGTAATAGTATTTGTCTTATCGCCGACTTCAAGATCTTCAAGATCTTTTCCGCCCCAGTTCCATTCCCAACTATTCCAGTTAGCAGCAAGATTAGTAGAAAGTTTCGTTCCACCATCAATTACTGTTCTAGATGCTACGTTAGTGTCTCTCCATTCATCTGAAGCAGGAGATACCACTAGGTTTCCGTCATACACTGAAGTCGTATATGGATTAATCTCTACAGCCTTTGTCGCAAATGGCTGATTGATATAGGTTTCATCTGTGAAATTCATATAGACATTATCACCTTTACGAACCACGCCAGTAGAATTATCAGAGTCGAAGATCATACGAATATTATCTTCACTAAAAGCAGGTCGCAATATTCCTGATGAAGGATCAATTGATGCTCTATATGAAGGATTCGAAAGATCAGCTAAAATATGAGTTGTAAAGTTATCTACAAAGAATCCTGATTTAGTACGATTTAGTCCAGCAGAATCAAGTACTTCAAAATTACTTGTTTGAAGTTCGAGCATACTTAAAGAAGCAATCTCTTCGAGATCTTGGATTCTCCTATCTAAGAAGTTAATGTCGTCCATCGTATACCGACGATGATCGATCTTCTTTACAGATACATCATTCTCATCAAGAGTGTTTGGATTTAATCTAAAATTATAAAGCGGAAGAGTTCCACTTGGTGCATCTGGATATGCTGGATTAAATGCGTCTTGACCATTAATAATATCAAAGTTGCCTTCGCGATCTATTACAAGTTTATAAGATCTTGCAAGATAATATGTATTATCAGAAGTAATCAAATCACTAGGCTGAGGAAGATACGCAATATTCGCTTCTGTAAAATTACTTGATGCATTAATCACAGGTCTCATATCAATCGCGTCGCGTAGGTTAAGCTTTATCCCACTTGAGAATCTGTAATCCGGAATCTCATCATAGTCAACAACACCAGTATAAGAGTTAACGGCAAAGAAGTTACCTGCACCATGTCCAAAGTGATCAAACTTTACATAAACGTTTCCTGAAGGAGCCGTTTGACCAGATTTTAGAACCATACGACCGAGACCGTAGAAGTTATCTCTTTGACCGTTATCGAGTTCAAACTTATATGACACATCGGTGCCATCAGAATCAACAAGAGTTGTTCTATGAACTCTGAAAATATCTGGAACACCGAGATTAATAAACTGTTCGCCTGTTACAGAGTTTGTTGATACAGTCGTTGTTACAGTTGCATTTGTTGTAAGTGTCTTGGCTCGTACAACAGGTGAAGATGTTGATGCGTACACATAAGCTTTAATTGGTGCGCTGGTTGGAAGTCCAGTAACTGTTGTCGTACTTGAACCGGTTGTAAGTCCACCTAAACCGCTATTGGCAAGCCGTCCGCCATTTGCATCGTCTGTAAAGAACAGCCAATCACTTGCATTATCAAGTGTGTAGTTAGTAGGCACTGAGATTGTAAAATTACCTGCACCATCTGAAGTACCTGATCTTAAAATCTGAACTTCAATCTGTTGAGGATCAACTGTTTGTGGACGATTGAAAGGTGTAGGATATATAAGCGTGTTATTTAGTGGATCACCAATAACTGTATTTGTACCTGACTGAATTGGATTGAAATAGTTATCAGAATCTGTACCAATCGACTTCGCATCTCGGAAGTTCTGTCCTGCATTCATTGCAATATCAAAGATGTGATACCTTATGTTTGCTCCATTCTCATGTACGGCTCTAACTCGTACTTCACCAATTTTGTTTCCATCAAAGTTACGAGCATCCATAATATCTTGTGCAGCAAATGTCTTAATATCTGGACCACCAATGGCAGAGTCTGATAAGACATCAATAAAGTTTCCATAATTTACTGGAATAAATTCGCCTTCGACTTCAAGTGTTTCAGCAGGTTTTAAGATTCTAAGATCTGTTGGTGCAAAACGTGCTGCGCGATATCCATCAACAACTACAATACCATCACTTGCTTTTAGAAGTAGATGTGAATTTGCAGAGTCTGGATCAAATGACATTCTAAATGGTTTTACGATATAGTCACCAGAGTTTTCACGAATACGAGTCGCAACCATATCTCTTGGTATATTATACTGTAAATTTTGTTGAGCTGAAACGGCAGTAAAGATAGCTCCCTCTTTAACCGTAGCGACATGAATAAAATTTTCTGATGCTGTTAATGCAGCTCTTGTAGTAAGTTCTAATTTGATATAATATCTGTGAGCACCTGGAGCAGAAAGATTTGGTAGCGCACCTTGATTATCGTATAAAGACTGATCATCATCTTCTGTAAATACAGACTGAGTAATTTTAAAACCGACATCCGCATCTGGTGCGTCATCATATTTTGAAACAATAGTTGTTTGTGATTCTGTAAATACAAAGAATCCTTGAGTGAAGTATATACTTTGACCGACAGTTGCACGAGTGCCTTTACCAATAGCTGGATTTGCCACAGTGTTTGTAATTTGTACAATACGTCCACTTCCTAGGCTTTCGCCTGCCTGGAATCTAGGTGAAGTATTTGTTATCGATGAGGAAGACGTATTTACATATCTTAAGAAGTAAGTAACAGGATCTGTAGCAGTCGCTGCAGCAATTTCAAGTACTTCCGCCTGTACACCAGATGTAACGCCTGTTAAGACATCACCAACGTTTGCAACTGTTGATGTCGAAGTATTATCGAGCTTTACAAATTCATATCCTGTATCAATTGAAAGGCCACCTGGTTTTACAACGGCGCCTTCTTTAAAGATATTATTACCGAAGCGTTCAACCTGCTTGTTAATAATTGTCTGCATCTGTGTAAGTTCACGAGCCTGCAGAGTTCTACCTGGATTAAACAGGATTCTATAATATCCTGCACTGTCGGTAAAATCATCTTTATATCGAGTATCAAATAAGGTATCGGTATATGTAATTGCCATTTTCTAGCCCTTAGAATTGAATAATAACTTTGATGTCTTCTGCTTGCGAAGTTGTACGTGAAACAGGCGCTCTGTTGTCTATGTATAGTAGATCTCCGGACTGTTTATCGACTTGAGATTGTATTAAACTCGAATCGATAATGCCTTGACCGGCTCCATTGAGCTCTTCAATAACTTCACCATCTTGAAACGGAGTAAATCCAGTTTCGTCTGTTTGGTGGTAATAAATTTCATTTGAATCAATAAAGTCGACATACGCTTGTGCGTTTGAAGTTTGACCTTCAAGTATCTTATCGACAGTAAAGTTTGTCACAATGCTTGAAAGAGTCATATGATTTAGAGCGTTACCTGTTGTATTTGTAAAGAGGTTTCCGTTTTTATCTCGTGGATTTTTCAATAGACCAATTTGTCTAAAGTCCTGATTCACATAGAAATTACTGTCAGTTCCCTCAATCATAGTATGGAACATGACAGCAGAAGACTTAAGATCTACTCGTGGATCAGCACCGACACCCGAATCTGAGAATGGTAAAATTGCTCGAGCTGTAGCTCCGGAGCCGCCACCTCCACTGATTGTTACAGTGGCTGTAGAGTAACCACTACCATGTGCAAGTGTAGAACTATCTGGATCCATTTGTATACGAGTTACTTCTCCAGTTGCAGAATCAATTACTGCCGATGCCGATGCTCCTGTACCAAATCCTCCGATTGTAACAGTTGGATTTGATGTATAATTCTGTCCGTTTGATGTTAATACGATCGAAAGAACTGCTCCACTAATTGCATGATCTTGCACTTCAGCTTGTTTTAACTCAATACCAGTTGAATTTGAGTCTGTGGCACCTTGTAATTTAACAGGAATAAAATTAGATGATTGAAATTTTTCTTGATCAGCCGCAGAAATTGTATACATAAATTTCCATACATATCCATCTGCTGTACGGAAAGAATGTATATTTGAACCAGTTGGTTCTACAGTTGATGGCTGTGCAACACCTTGTTTATTACGACCGACTTCAAGACAAACATAAACTTGATTATTATCAGTTTTTACGTAATAAGGAAGTGTTGGATATCCTTGTACACGATCGTCATACGGAGAATAAATACGACCATTTGACCAGTTATTACGTGGTGCTACAAGTGAAGACCCTTGCATTCTTTTAATTGATTGCAAACCATCTCTAAAATCTGATTGAGTTTCAGGATTATTAGTTGGAGTCGGAACAGTTTCGAAAGAATCCCACTGTTCTGATCGACCAATACCTACATAATAGTTTGCTGTTCCTAGCGAGAACTGGTCAAAGAAGTCTCGAGCAATCTGTCTTTTAAGTGTATCTGTAATTACTGCTGGCATTTTCTATATCCTATTAAGTACTAATTGCGGCGCCAAGCGCAATACGCTTGTAAGAACCTGCATCGCTATCAAAAACCGCAAGACATGGATTACCTGATGCGCCATTTGATACGAAAATTAATTTACCATGTTCACCTGTTGGAACTGTATTAACTGTGTAATTTCGAAGATCAACTTCAACTGCACGCGCTTTTACATAATCAGAATCAACTGTAGCAGGTATATCATCGGCAGCAATCATATCTCTCTTAATTGAGAACCATCCTTGATCATCGTATAAATTAAATCGATTTGAATCCTTATGATAAGATATTGATCCCTTACCTCTGAATTTAGACAAGTTAATGGTTGAGGTAAGACCAGCAGTATTGACTGTAGGTACTGCTAATGTTCCTGTATTATTAGTTGAATCAAATCCAAAATTAAATACGGTTTGATTTGTAACCAGTTCACTTGTTACAATCTCATCAACAGTGGCAAGTTGAATTGTGTTACCACCAAACAGCAAGCCTCCGCCATTTGTAGAAGCATAGCTTCCTGTTCTGTCCGGACCGGTAAGAAATCCTGCACCAACAAAGAATCCGTTTGATGAATCTATAGAAACGTTATTTTCGCCTAAAGAAACCGGTTGTGAGAACGTAAAGTTTGTTCCATCAAATCCAAGTCTTTCGCCTGCAAGATGAATTGTAGTACCAGAAAGATACAGGTCTTTCCACTTAAAGTTTGAATCACCTAAGTCGTATGTGCTATCGACAGATGGAACAATGTGGCCTGCATGTGCTGTGAGGTTTGGTGCATCAACTCTTAAATTGACATATGCAGAATCGACAATTAAAGCTACTTCGGCAGAATCAACAGAATTAGATTGAATAAGTGTAAGAGTACTGGCAGAATCAAATGCTGTACCAGTAAGCAGTGAAATATAAGTAGAATCAACAATACTTGTAATGTCAGCTGTAAGAGCGACAGTACCTGAACTATCAGGCAATACAATTAAATTATCACCAGTCGGATCGATTACACCAAGTGATGTTTCATGTGAGTCTGCTGTAACACCTTCGAATACAATGACCTTTGTTCCAAAGGCGATACCGTCTAGACCGCCTGCAGAACCAGATGCAACTTGTAATGCCGCAACATCTGTATACAGCTCGTCGAAGTTGTCATTAATTTTAATCGCACCAGTCCGGAGATCATCACCAGTTCCATCATTACCGGATGTGCCTATGTCGATAATTTGTCTTGCCATATCTTATCCTATAAAACTATAACTCTATTTATAATAGAAATCATCACTTTCTAAAATATACTCTTGAACTAAAGTCATCTAATGTTGATGAGAAGCGAATTGCAGATGCATTTGCTGAATCAGCAAAATCGTCAAACGATGCATAGAATCCGCCCCATTCATAAACCTTATTGTAGTATTTTTGCACATCTGCAATCGTAAGACCAGGATAGTCATTAAGATTGCGATATATGCTATAACGATCACGCAGTGTGTCACTATCAAGACCATCGTAAAGCGGTGAAAGAGAAGGCGGTTCTGATAGTGCACCAATTACCTCACCTTCTGCATTACTCGTAAGAGTTGCTTGTGAGTGAAGAAGGCTTCTACCTGTATTTGGATCAGAAATCGATTCTGCTGTACCGATAGTTAATTGAGGCTGAGCTTCGAGTGTAACGGATGCTCCGAGAAAAAATCCAGCAGGATGTACAAAGTTTCTATAAAGTTCTTCCCATTCAACAATTGGTAAAGGTGCTTTAATTAATGTCGAAAAGATTTGATTTATTCCACCATCTTGTAGCTTAAATCCTTCTTCTTCACCTATCGATGATTGTGATACTCGAAACAGTTTTTCTTTCGGATATATAATTTCAATTTCTTCTTGGAAGAAAGCTCTAAAGAAACCATGTACAGAATATTCAGAACCTTTAACCCGAAAGAAATTACCGAAGTTGCGAAGTGCTTCTCTTGGATTTGTGAAGAAACTGTTTGAAACACCAAGAGCAATCTCATCAAACATAAAGTCAAGAAATTCAAGTTTTGCATCTTCAACGTCTCGAATTGTTTGTAGCTCTTGAATAATACCGCCGAAAGTATCTGCTGAATCAAGATGTTCGTAATATGCATCTAAAAAAGTTACGAGATTCGGATAATCTTCTCGAAAATGTTCTGGTAAAACTTCATCTACCAGACTCTTTCTTATATTTGTACCTATGCGACCGTAGTCGCGAGTGGTCTGTGCAAAACCTGTATGAGCCATTATGTCACCACTAGAGTATTATTCTGTCTGTCAATTCTTGCTGTTGCAGATGTTTCTGTCTGATCGAGTCTTAGAATGTAGTTACGTAAAGGACGAATCACAGAAGGATTATCAGGCGTTACAGAAACTTTAATGAATGTATCACCACCAATAAATCCTTCAGGCGCAAAGCCAATAATATCAACTTTACCATTTACACCATCATACTGTCCTACATTATCAAGTAAAACATTACCATCAACGTCAATAATTTGCAATCGATTTGAATTAAGTTGATTTTTGATAGATGCAACTGCTCCGTTAAATTGGAAGATTGAAGAAGATACCGAATGTACTTCATCATCTGGATTTACAATTTTCATTGGGAAAGCAAGCGCATGAGATTCTGTTACTCCTATTGTAGGAGAAAATCTTAACTGTGCTTTCACATCCATTCTGCTTGACAAGATCGCTGTATCTAAAGCATCAATCTCTGTCAAGAGATTACTGCGTCTAAATATTCTATTGAATGCGTTAAGATTTGTATTAAAATAACGATTAATAAAATTAAACACACTTATTTCGGTAGCAGCTACGGTAAAACCTGTTTCTGCAGGATCAAAGTCAAAATCAGTTTGAAGCTCTAAGAAAACATTTGTAGGTTCAACAAATTTTGTTGTCATTGAAACAACTGAAAGATTATCCGTAAAGTTTGTAACAATATTCGCCTGTACAACATCTTTAGTTGTTTGTGAAGTATTTACTGGGAAATTTAATGCAACATAGACTGCGCCATAATCAATCGGTACATTTTGATCTCCTGACCAAACATTACAATCCGTTACTTCAGGGAAGTTACTAAGAATAATTCCCTTGTAGTCAAGCGCAGTTACAAGTCTTTGTTGTGCAGCATATGCAATAGGTGCAAGCTGACGTACACTTTCAATCGATTGTTTAAATGCGCCACCTGTCGATTCGTTTGTTGTTGCAACACTTACTGTATAATTAATTCCATCTACATTAATATTTGATCCAGAAACAAATACGTCACCAGCGTTTGCAGCAGGTCCTGAAGAAGAAAGATAAGTTACAACAACTTTATTGCCAGGATCTGGTTTCTTACCGAAAGATACTCCATCTCCAAAGTTTACTTCGTAGAAACCATTTGGTGCTTCACGAATTGAATATACAGTTGAATCTTTATCGATTGTATTTGCTTCAGATAGTTTTGTATATGTAACAAAGTTAGAAGAACCTGCAGTATCAAATACTCTGACTTTTGCTGTTGACGTATCAATAGTTGTATCAGGAATAATAAAGACCTGTCTTTCATCTGTTTCTCCAGACAAAAACGTTTTAGTCTTTTGAACTCCCTCAAAGATTGGTATGTCAGCAGATCCAGTAGATGTTTGGAATTGATATAAACCTGAACCATTATCTCTTGCAAAAAATGTTTCAAGTGTTGTAAATGTATAGGTAATTCCATCAATCGAAGAGTTGAATGTAAATCCATTCGGCAGCTGTATTTGCGGTGGTCGACCTGCCACACCAGAAAGATTAACTGTAAGATTCACTAACGCTTTTGCTGTAGTGCGAGAACGCACCTGATATCCTAATGTTTCTGCATGCGAAACAACTGATGATCGAAGCTGAGCTGTCGGTAAGAAAGCTTCATTTAATGCAAAGTTTGCAGTTAAACCATTAATATGCGTATTGTATGCTAACACGTCTAAAATGTTGTTTAGACCTGACGCATCAAAATCATAGTCAGCAAACTGTTGATCTGACTTAAGAAAATTTTTCAGACCTGCTTTGATATTTTGAAAGTCAAGATCGGTTGATTTTACGGTAGTTGCCATTTATCTGAGCCTCGCTAATGAAACATCTACAGATACTATTTCATTCGTATTTACAACCTGAAATTGAATTGTTGCATCAAGTGAATTACGGTCTGGTTTGAGATTTAAAGAAATAGAAAGTACTCTTGCTCTCGGTTCATAATTCTTGATAGCATCTGCTATTAAATCTTGTATAAAGTCTGGATCATAATCTGTATCAAGTGCAAATAATGCACTGTTTAGATTTGCTCCAAAGTTCGGCTGAAAGGGTTTTTCATACCGACTTGTAAGTAATAAATTTTTTACAGACTGTTTAACGGCAGCAGCATCTACTTTCTTAAAGATATCTCCTGAAGGTCGAGCTGTAAAAGAAAGGTCAATATCAGTATATTGTCGAGCTCTTGTTGTAACAATCGAGCTAGATAAATTACCGTCTTCAATTGAAAATGCTTTAACTGCCATCTAAAAATCCTTTGAACTATTTATAACAGTTCTATAAGTTCGCCGTTCGTTTGAACGTAGTTATTATAACGAGTTTCGATTTCATTTTCATATACAACAGTCCATTGTGCTGTTACAGTTGGCATCACTAAAATAATTTGTACGTTTAATTCTCCATTCGGATTATAAGTATCGTAATCGAGTATCATCTTTTCGAAATTATAAAAATCTTTTATATGTGTTGCAAGATCAAATGTATGCTGTATCGGTATTATACCATTACGATCTCTAAGTTCGTATACAACACACTGTCCCTTTGACATTTTATAATTTAAACTATCAACTTCGAGTTCCTCTGTAGGTGTATAGAATCCTTCGACCACTTGTAAAGAATAACGATTACGATCGTTTAAATGTTCTTGAATTGAATACATAAATTCTGCATGCAGATAAAGATTCTTTGCAATTTGTACTCGCTCTGTATCGTCTGTAATTGCATTTAATGTCTGTGGATCACCGTGTCCACCTAAGAATCTACCGACTTTAACTCCCTTTGCCAGAGCAGTTTTTGCATCAATTACACCGTCTCGTATAAATTGTGCTTCAGGATTATAAAGCTGAGAGGGCACAAGAGTAGTTACTTTTCTTAAATTATTTGTAGCTTCAATTTTTTCTGTAGGATCTGTGCCAGGAAATAATGTCTTAGGATCAACTTTACGTGCAGAACCTTCTGAGTTTTCGATTCTACCTACCTCAAATCCGCTTGGCTTTTGATCTATATAAGATGCAGATAAAAGACCTTCTGCTTGTGCACGACCAATAAATCTTGCATTACGTGCCGTTAATGGATCACGCAACTTTGATCTGACTTCGCGTGTAGTTAGAGTTGCTTTTGATATTCCACCGTATTCTGTAGATTTATTGATCTCATCTCGAATTACATCACCTACATCAATATCTACAATGCGATATCCGTATCCTGTTTGTGTAAGATAATCGTTCAGCCATGATGCATCAGGCCCAGGTGCAGGGAAAGATGTTCGAATGCTTGTATCAGTATCAACGTGTGTATTGGATCCTGGGTTTCCAGCCACTCCTAATGGAGCTTGACCTGCAGAGGTAGCAAAATCTGCTTGATTGGCATCATCTGCCTTACCAGTTAAATCTCCGCTAAATGTTGGTGCGGTAACACCGGCCGTAAATGTGGCCGATGTTCCGTAATAGTTTTTAGCATAATAAAACACATTATCACCGCCGATCATGCCGGTGGTAGACTGTACCACCATGTCATTCGCTGCTAAGTTTGCGTTCTTTGTCGACATCGAAAATTCAGATTCAGATGTAATGAGTGTATCTTCACCTGCAAACTGATTGATATTTTTTTCGACTCGAGTTGTATGGTCTCCTTTTACAATAAGATTATTATCAGTAAGGATAGTATCGGTATTTGTACCCAGTACGAAGCTTGACTTATTTTCAGTAACGCTTGTTTCATGGTTCTCTCCTACCTTTTGCTGGTAGTTACCACGTATATCTTCGCGCTTATCTCCATGCACTTTAAGATTGTAGTTTCCACCAACCTCTACGTCCATATCACCGCTTACATTAAGTTTTAAATTTCCATGATAAAAGATTTCGCCATCACCTTGGACTATAACTTTCTGATCTCCACCAGTAATCTCAATGCGATTATAACGAGTATTGATAATGACAGTACCGTCAGGTCTCATATCAATACCTGAACCGGTAGAGTGCTTAAATAATACACGCTCGCGACCAGGTGTATCATCGTACTCTGTAACGTGTCCAGCAATTGTTTCACGAACTTGATTCAAAGGATACTCACTAGGCGGTAGATCTTTAATATTAAGATTAAGATCAGTAGTAGATCCACCGTATATCAGTTCATTCTGCTCTAGACCACGAGCAGCAAAGTTTGTAGAAGCTACATTAAGATACTTTTCTCTTGGAAAGATACCGCCGCTTAGATCTTTGTAAGGCGATTCGACATACTTTACATCTTGCAGAGCATCTGCTACTTGTTCATCATTACGATCATCAGCCATCTTTAAATATTCCTTTTACAGAGTCGAATACTTTATTATTCTTAAGATTGTCAAGTTTAAATTGTTGTGTTGATTTAAGCAGACCATCTGATTGTGTTACGCTACGTGCAATGTTTCCAACAATACTTCCAGCGATATTGCCGATTGGTCCGCCAATTGCATTTGATATTAGGCTTTGCGATAAACCTGGTAAAGCTGAACTGAGTGAAGTTCCTGCAGCAAGCTTTGCAATTCCAATTTGTGTAGTCAGACCACTTCCTGTTGCCAAATCAAGAGCTGCGATTGAACTCTTCTTTGTCTTAAGTAGATCAAGTGCACGCTTTTGACTGTCTTGATATTGTTGCGGTGTAAGCTGAGGTGCTGCTTCTCTGTTTTTTAATCCTGCAATTCTACTAATACTCGGTCTTGCATTAATTGTATGAGGCTTTGGTGGTAGAACAACATTTTTAGGTTTTGCGTCAACAAGATCTTTTGCAGGTGGTACCACCGCCTTTTCATTTTCTTCTGTAACAGAAGGTTTATCGAAGGAAGATGCCATAAAGTCTCTTACATTAAAATATGGTACGTTTGAATATGTTACATGATCATGCACATCTTTGAGACCTAAGATTTCTATGCCTGGAAAATCGATTGCTACAACTTTTAAAAGCTTTTGTACAATTTTAAGTTGTTGCTGAGATATTTTATTACGCCCACTTCCAGATCCTTCAATAAAGATATGAAGTGAACCAGGGAATACATTATCTCCGACAGGTTCCTTTCCGAATTCTTTTGGTATTTCTTGATTAAACGGCGTCATAATTTTAATGTTACCAAGTCTGTTTACAAACAAATGTGCAGGAAAGACAAATGTCTTTGGATCTGCTGTAACAGCCGCCTCTCCAAACTGTTTGACAAGTTTTTTACGAAATGCAATGTGTATATCTTCTGCTTCATATTTCGTATTCAATTCTTTAGCGTGATGTCGAATGATTACATTTGTAAACTCTCTTTCCATTGCCAAGATTTCTGCTTTTAAATCACTTCGACCATATGACATTGGTAATAAGTAAGTGCCACCTTCAGCAACACCTAATTTACTTTCTCGTTCAGCGAATCCTTCAAATGCTGGGTGATCTTTACCAAATTTACCGTAATTATAACCTCTTAATTTGGTCGCAATACCTTTGTAACCATTTGTTCTTTGACCTGGTTTAATTGTATCTGGCAAGCGCTTTACAAGTTGATTTTCAAGTTTTGATTTTGCTACAGATAAAGCAAGATTTGTAGTACCGTTACCGTTCATCAGGTTTGGAGTCGGTATTGTAGCACCTGTAAGATCTTTTACAAAGTCTGTTCCTGCTGATTTAATCGCTTTAAGTGGATCTGTAAACTTACCGACAGCAGAAGAGTTCTGTGAAGTTACTTGTGCCATAATATTTCCGAATGAGCTGCCTATAGAACCAAATGGATTAATTGAACCAAATGGCTTTCCGACTTCTACTGAAACCTGTATCGATTTCTTTGCAACTTCAGCACCTGCTTTAGCAGCAACACCGCCGCTTAATTCAGTCTTTACTGCATTTTTTGCCTGTGAAGGTATAGGAGATGATTCAGCGATAGCAGCTTCAATTTGTCTATCATTTAATTTTACAATAGACTTAAACGCCTTTGTAATACCTTTCGGTGATGCTTGTACAATTGTTTCATTTAGTACAGCAGATTGTCCGCTTGTTCCACCAGTCACACTACTTAATTTTGCTGCCGCTGCAACTGTTTTCGTAACGTTGCCTTGTTTAATGTTTGCACCCATAATTGCAATTGCAGGACCTTCATTCGCATTACCTTTTGTAGTGGCAGCAGTAAGTGAAGTGAATCCATCTTTTTCATTACCGACTGTAACATTAAGAGTTGAGCCTTCTGCGGCGATTCTCTCGGTAATTGAGATATCGACTTTTTCTTTTAGTTCTTTTACAGCAACCGAACTTTTTGCTAGTGCATTGTCAAGCGCCTGTTTTGGTATAAAACTCATACGAACACCTCAAAGTAATTGCGAGATTGTTTTTTTCTTTCATCTGTAGAACCTTTTGCAGGTCTGAGATATTTTTTTTCAAATACAAGTGAAGCGTCATCAACCGTCTGTGCTGCAATTAAGTCTGCAATACCTAAAAATTTATATTTGTACAACTCGTATTTCGTAAATTGTAATTGTGCATAAAGAGATTTGTAGTCAAGTCCATTCTTTGTAGAAAAATCAAGTAATTCTGCATATCGTGTTAATCCACCAGCAATGTTTGCTGCTCTTGGTGCATCATTCCATTGTGCAAGTCCATATGCTCGAGCGCCATCAGCCTCTACTACACTTGCATCTGGATCGAAATCTTTATCGTTACGTAAGTTGACTCCATTCTCTACATGAAAGTTGCCTATAATCCCGCATGCCTGTTCTGCTGTAAATCCTCCACCTTCAGGAGATGTAAAGAAGTTGAACGCTTTTTCGATTCGAGTACCGCCGATCATAAATGTATTATCTGGATCTTTTGTTGCAATATCTCCTTCATTACGTATACGTCCATCTGAAGACTCAATTTTCGGTATTGAACCAATTACTAAGGGAAGTTGTGAGTTTTTGCCATCGATAAAAATACCAAACACCTGCGCTAATGGTTTAATTCCTGTATTTGCTCCAATACCAGAACTACCGCCTTCTGTAACTGGCGCCACAACATGTGCCCATGGCAAATCCTCATGTGGTATGTCTATAGTATCATTTGAATGTATACCAAAGATACGAACCTGTACACGTCCTAATTCTTCTGGATCATTAAAAGATAAAACAGTACCAACAAACCATCTTGTTTCATCTCCATAATATTCTTTGTATGAATTTGGTATCATATTAACCTACCGGATAACTATCATCATTGTAGTTTGCAATCTTACTAATTAACAAAATAGAAAAACATTTCTCAACAGAGAAGACATGCCGCGCAGAATGTATTATATAATCGCCTGACATCTTTCTATCTATCTTTACAGATGGACCATCATCTGCAGTGCCTTTAAATATCACTTTAATATTATTGCCAATCGAATAGTTTGATGAACCATTTAGAAACTCTCGACCTTCAACAGTAATTTCCATTGGTGCTTTTGTCAATAAATGTTTCATCGCATTTGCCACAATACTTCTTTTCGCTTCACCTCTTGTATTCTCTTCACCATACGACTTAGCGTCGTTAAAACTTCTAGTTGCAAAAACATTACTAATGTTACGTGACTCAAAGTCTGATAAAACCTTATCTTTATGTTTTAACTCAGTAGATACTAAAGGCCGTTTTTGTCTTCTATTAAATTCAATCTTATTGTAAATATCAAAGTGAATATCGAACTTTATTGTTTGACTTGATCCTGTCGTAACGTTATGAAAACTATGATTTGCACCGATATAACCTGCATGAATAAGACTCGATATATTTTCTACATTTGCAAGCTTATAGTCATGAATCTTAAATAAACGTGATCCTGTTTCAGATACTTCAACGCCTTGTGAATATGTGAATGCAGCATCTTTATTAATTACAGGCTGAGATAAAAGAGAACCAAGATCCATTAGATAATATTTGTTTACTGCAAATGTAGAATATAAAAAGAAAGGATATCCTTCTACTGTTGTCGATCTATTCTTCAACCAAGCCATGGCTTCAATCGGAGAAAGATTTGGTATAATCACTCGCATAGAGTTTTCAACATTGTCTTCTGCGTTATCGATAATATCTTTATCCAAATATTCAGCAGCAATCTTTTGCATGATTGTTTGAGGCTGACCGGTATAAGATCGATTTACATTTGTCAACACATCACTAAAACCAACATCCTCAATTAGATGTAGCATTAATGTTTGTACAGTTTCATTTACACGGCCGGCATCGATGACTTCGTCAACTATAAACGTTTTTGTAATAGATGGAATTTTTTGATTGTGAGATCTTGCAATATCAACAGTAAATGTTTCACCACCTTGAAAATCAAATCTTTCATAAACACGTTGTGCGTCGTTAACTACGAGTTTACCTGTAATATACGGTTTATCGATATGTTCATATACTTCGAAATCAGTAATTACATTTCGAATATCAAGAGGCTGAAACGCTCTACTTGAATTGAGCTCAGCTCTTATAAATTTCCAATCAGAAGAATGCTCAGCATTCAGCTGTGATATATTTACTTCAGACATTAAACAGCTCTCATGGTCTGAAAGTACGAACCAACAACATCGTTAATTGCATCAGGTCGAATTACAGAAATACTTTTTAGTTTATCATTTTCTTCTATGTAATGATCGTATTGAGTTACTTCTGTAAGTAACGCACCTGGTCCTACAGCAGGATCGATATCGACTTGTTCATTACTACTATTTTTATAATAGCGCGGCATATTATATTCAAAGCCTGTAGCGTTTACTGATATTGCTTGTGTAATACCCGAATATGTAGCTACTGAAGCCTGTTCACCTTGCTGAAATGGTTGAGGTGAATCAACAACAATTGTGCCAATATCGAGATTACGCTTAAGAATAATACCGTTACCGCTTGACTGTGCACCCACTGCTCTTTCACCGACCAAAAAGATTCCTGTTAAATCTGCTCTTGTTTCTATATATTGATGTGGAAAATCTCTTTTCACTTTATCATCAAGCTCATTTACAGAAAGTGGCCAACCGAATTGTCTAATATTATCATTCATCATAAAGAACGTCCAGTGATATGCAGGCGTACCATAAATCTTCTGTGACACAATATCCGGTCTATCATTTTCAAGAATATAATACTTACTATAAAAAGAAGCATTTTGTCTTATGTTATCAATAATATCTACATAAGCACCGAGATCATGTGTAATCTCAAATATAGTATCTCCACCACCACTCTTTTCAAATTCATCGCCGAATTTATAATCGACTCTCGGGAAATTTCGAAAGTATTCCATCTTAGTGTCCCTTCTCGATATCTTCTCTTGTAAGAGCTCTGAACTCTTGGAATATCAAAGTCATTTGAATATGTGTAGCATTTCCGTCTGCATGAAATGCCATACTACCAGGATTATAAACAGTCTGAACATCTTTTAAGTGACAAAGAATTGGTTGAGGTATCGGCATTTCTGCATCACCCCATCTGAATTTAATTTCAAAAAGATTTGGAAACTTATAACCAATCGGTATCGATGCTTCTTCTCGACCGAATGTCGAAGGATATAATTCTGTTCTAAAATGTCTTATGATTCTTTTAATTTGCTCTGCCTCAACTGCAGATGTTGCAACAAAGTCATATTGAAAAGTAAACATACGAATGTTAACACCGTTAAACACTGTACGCTGATTAGGATTTATTTTTACTTGTAGACCAATTTGAGCTGCAGCTTCAATTCCTTGTGGTAACATTGTAGCCGCTCGAGAAGCAGCAAGCTGTGCAGCCTGTGGTCTCGAAGTATTAAATAAATCTGTCAAAGGTGCAAATGTATTATCAAGAGCAGCCTTTGCCGCATCCATTAATCCGCCTGCATTATTCAAAGCAGATAACACACCAGCTCCTGCAGCTCCAAGCTCAGGTGTTTGATAATCAACCATGTCATTCATATTCAAAGCCATTGGCATATAAAGACTGATTTGATTTGCACCAGGTACATATGATGTACGAATGCCGAGAAGACCTTTATCGGCCTGTGCTTCCGCTTTTTCTCTTTCTTTCTTTCTCTCAGAAAAATTAGCTGCCTCGCCACCTGCTGCAGACATGGCGTCTTCGTCATCGGCTAACCGAGCACGTGCTGCAGCTTCAGCGTCTGCAGTAGATTGTCCTTCATTTAATCCTTCACTTATATTTTGTGAAGAGAAACGATCTCCACCATCTGATACACGTGCATTTTTTCCTTCTTGTTCTTTATTTAGAATGTCATATGCATCCATCAAAAGATTTTTTTCAAAGACTTGTTTTGCTGCAACTGCATCTACATCCCATGGATTAATTTGTTTCATTCGAAATGTCATACTGGCAAAATAGCTGTTTTGACTTATAGGATAACGAAGTAATTCGCCTTGAGGCTCTGCAGCAACGACGTCTGCTCCTTGAGGTTTAGCAATTTGCTTTGTATTTACATCTCCTTGTTGTGTTGCATTGGTTGTATTTGGAACAACCGGATCTCCTGCACCACCGAATGGATCTAAATCAGCTTTTGCTTTAGCGGCTCTTGAACCCGCTGCTGTAGATAAGGCCATATTAAAATCCTCTATAAATAAAAATTCGTAAAACTATTTATATGAAAAAATGGCATATTCTGGAAGATATAAACCGAAGAATCTGAAGAAGTATAGAGGTGATCCTGATAAGATTGTATATCGATCTTCATGGGAAAAGGCCTGCTTTGTATGGTGTGATCAGAATCCAAATATAAAAGGATGGTCATCAGAAGAAGTTGTAATACCTTATCTTTGGGAAGTCGATAAGAAGATGCATCGATACTTTGTAGATCTCAAAATTATGTTTAACGACGGTAAAACAATCTTAGTAGAAATTAAACCACAAAAAGAAACAGAATTACCGAAACGACCTGATAAATCAAAGAGATATATCGGTGAAGCAATGACATACGTCAAGAACATGAATAAGTGGGAAGCAGCAAATGAATATGCAAAGGATCGAGGCTGGGAGTTTCAGATATGGACAGAAGAAACTCTATATAGCATGAAGATACTGAAAAGATTGAAACCTCTGAAACCTCTGAAACCATACCGCAAAAAGAAGAAAAAGTGATATAAATACTGTTATGAGTAATCTATTCACAAAAATTGGCTATGATGCTTTTCGTGCTGGTATTAATCCGCGCACACGTCAGTCGCGCGATTGGTTTCGTAAAAGAGTACAAAGTCTTCGTCGTATCAATCGAACAGAATTGTTACAATCAGATGAACTAAAACTTGTAAATAAATCGAATCCATTAATTGGTTCTATGAATATGTTTTTCTATGACCCAAAGCACAAAGAGACTTTGCCATACTACGATAGATTCCCGCTAATTATCATTGTGGGCCCTGCTAAGGGTGGATTTATGGGTTTAAATCTACATTATTTGGCACCGATATTGCGCGCAAAGTTTCTTGATGAACTTCTGAATATTACAAATAATAAAAAATACGATGAGACTACACGCTTTCAAATATCATATAAAATGTTACAAGCGACAACGAAGATGAGATACTTTAAACCTTGTATCAAGCATTATCTTTTTTCTCAGGTAAAGTCGCGACTTGCAAGAGTTCATGCACCTGAATGGGAGATTGCTACATTTTTACCGACAGCAGATTTTGCAAAAGCTTCTGCTACTAGTGTATATCGAGAATCAAGGAAGGCGATTTAATGTCTATCAATGACCTTAAAAGTATGGCATCAGGCAAACTTGGCTTTGCAAGAACAAATCAGTTTGCTGTACAACTTCCATCTGAATTTGCAGGTGGTAATCTTCTTTCTTCGATCACATCATTTGCTTTAACAGGACAAATGGGTGGTGGAGATCTAAATATTCTATGCACACAAGCGTCATTGCCAGGCAAACAAGTACTAGTACAAGATCGTCGTATTGGTATGGAATATCAGAAGGTTGCAAATGGATATGCAGTTGATGATGTATCATTAACCTTTTATGTGTTAAACGATTATGGAATTAAAGATTACTTTGATAATTGGTATGGTTCAGTTGTAATTGACGACTTTAGTGTAGCGCCATATAAAAGCGAATATGCACGTGATATTAAGATATTACAGTTAAGAAGACCGATTACGTCAAAGTCTTTTAATGTTGGACCTATAAATATTGGTGCAGATATTGGAGGTGGTACTGCATATGCATGTCAACTTATCGATGCATTTCCAACCACAATACAAGCAATTGATTTAAGTAACGAATTAGATGGACTTGTACAACTTACTGTACAACTTTCTTACACAAACTGGAAACCTGCATCTACAGGATTCCTTGGTGGTTTGATTGCACCAAACTTTGGAGTGAATTTGGGAAGTGGAATTGGATCTTCCCTTGGCCGATTATTATAAGGAGTTATAATGGCACTACCGCGATTGAATGAACAGCCACAGTATGAATTAACGATACCATCAACAGGACAGTTAGTACAATACAGGCCGTTTCTGGTAAAAGAGCAAAAAGTTTTGATTATGGCACTAGAGTCTCAAGATCAGAGACAGCAACTGAACGCAATATTAAATTCAATTAATGCATGTGTTCAAGATGTTGATGTACATAAACTTGCAACGTTTGATGTTGAATATGTGTTTACGCAGATTCGTACAAAATCTGTAGGTGAAACTACAAAAATTGTAATGAAATGTGCAGAATGTAGTGCAGACAAAACTGTATCTATCGATCTTGAGCAGGTAAAACTTGACGAAGAACCTAAAATAAAAAATAAAGTTGTAAATCTAACAAAGGATATTTCTGTTGAATTAAAATATCCAACTTACAATGAGTTTTTAAGAAATACGAATGAACAGTCTTCTGCTGTCGATATGGTCTTTTCATTAATGGGTACATGTATCTCTGCAATTATATTAAATGAAGAAGAGAGAATTGATATTAAAGATGAAACACCAGAAGAGATTGAAAATTTTATTAACTCTTTAAACGCAGAGCAATTTGAGAAATTAAGAAACTTTGTTGATGAGATACCAAAGATTAGTTTAGATGTAGAATTTGAATGTGAAGCTTGTAATGCAAAGAACAAACGAACACTGGAGGGCTTAAACGATTTTTTTTCCTAAACCTTTCTCATGAGACGCTTGAGAATTTTTACCAGACTAATTACCAGTTGTTGCAAAATTTTAATTATTCTCTAGCTGATCTTGATAGTATGATACCATGGGAAAGGGAAATATATCTTGCAATGCTCGTAAATGAATTAAGGGAAAAAGAGTTAGCAGCAAATAGTAGGTAACGATATGGCTATTACAATTACACCCACTGGCAGAACTGGAATGAATGTTGGACTATCTGACATTGCTAGCATTCTATCTGAGCAAAATCAAGTCTTAGCACAAACTGCAGTATCACAAGAAAAGTTAACTACTGCATTTAAAGATTATTTGACTATGTTAGCCGGCAATCAAATGGATGATCTACAAGACGAAAGACGTGCCGAAGCCGAATCAAGAAGTGAAGGTGGCAGAGGTATGTCCGGAATATCCAATGCTTTTAGTATGAGCGGAGTTGTAGGCGGAGTGGGTAGTTACATAGCTGGATTTGCGAAGCGTTTATTACCGGTAGCTCTCGGTCTTTTATTCGGTGATGAGTTGTTAAATGGCATAAGAGCAGCAATTAATAAGTATTTTGAAAAAGATATATCTGGCGATGTATTTGATGCAATTAAATTAGCTGTTGTAGGTGGTCTCGGTGGATTCTTATTTGGCGGAGTAAAAGGCGGATTGTATGGTATGCTATTCGGTGTGATGTTCTCGCCGATGGTAAGACAAAAAATTGCTGATGGGTTAGAAACAATTCTAGGCAGAGAAATTGACGCAACCGATCCTGCTACATTTGTCACAGCTGGAGCAATTGCTCTTTTACTTCCTGCTGCAATTAAAGCCGCTTTACCGAGTCTACTTGGATTTTTATTCTCTCCTACTGGTTTACTTGTTGTAGCCGCAGGATTAACAGCAACTGCTGCATTCAAATATTATACTGACGATAAGTTCAGAGCTGAGATTGATAAAAAGACACAGCCATTCCGTGATGCCATGTTTGAAGCAGAAAAAGCATTCACTGATAAAATCGGTGAGTTCATAACTACATATACGAATGAATTTAAGAAAGCCGTAAACAAAGCTATCGGCAAGAATATATTTACAACTACAGAAATGGAAAGTCGCGGTGAAGCCTCGCTAAGTGAAGCAGATAGAGCGGAAGTTGCACGTCTTAGAGAGCAACAAAGTATTGCTCGAGAAGACTATCGATCTTATATGGCTGGTAGAAATCGAGATGAAATTGCAGAAAGGTATGGTCTTCGAACCACTGGAATGATGAGACATTCACAGAACGCGACTGCACTTGCTAGTATGGTAACTGGTTATCAAGACGATATTGATGCCATCGTTGATCCTGCTGCAGATATTCAGAGAATGATTGCCGGTAAATCAAATCAAGAGATTGCAGATCTTCGAAAAAATTTGGCAGATAATCTATCAGCATTGTCATCAGTTGAAGGTTCCGAGAAAGAGGCTGCTGTATTACGTAGACAAATTGCTGCACTCGACAAAGCGATAGCTGGTAGACAAACACCGTCAGTAAGGCCGCCGACTGGAATTACAAGTATTGATAGACCACCGGTCGGTCCAAATGCAGATATTATGGCTCAATATGGTTCTCGTTCTACAGGAAGTGTAATTGCACCAGTCGATGCTAGCAATACAAATATTGTAACTAATAACAGTAGCTCCCCCCTAGTGTTGCCAGCAGGAGGGAGCCAAGATATGAATGATAATGCAAGAAGCAGAATGCTTCCTACATCAAATCCTCATAATTAGTCGTCATTTGCTAACTTAGCAAAGTATGACATAGTGTCATCATCATCTACAGAGTTCATTTCCTCGGCAGTAACAGGAGCAGCCTGTACTGGTTCTGGTGCTGGAGCAGGATCATTAACCTGATTCATTTGAACAACTGTAGGTGCACCCATTTCTACTTCTTCGCCAAGAACACGCATCAACTTCGCTTTTAATTCGTCATATGATTTGTAGTTCTTTGGGTCTGTAAAGTCACCGACTGGATGTAGTTGGTTATAGACTGATTCCAATTTGGATTCGTCTGCTTCATAGAGAGAAGAAGCGCTTTCAAATTCTGACTTATCATAATTACGATATCCTTCAACATTACGAATTTTTAATTTAAAGTTTGCACCATCCCAGAAATCAAATGGGTTAATAGGTGTTTCATCAGCAAATGAAGGCTGCATTACATCCATGATCTTGTCAAAGATCTTCTTACCAAATTGGTATAGGAATACTTTACCTTCATTTTGAGGATTCGATGGGTCAGAAAGAACAAGAATATTTGTTACATAGTGTAGCCTACGCTTTTGTGTTCTTGCTTTGTCTTTGTCTGCTTCGATGCCTGAGTTCCAGAGTCGTGAGTTGAGTTCACCAACTGGATCAGGTTGACCAATAGAAGTAAGGCTGTTTTCGATATACCATAGACCGGTTGGTCCTTTGAATCCATGGTCCCAGTATCTGACCCATGGTAAGTCTTGTCCTTCCATTGCTGGTAGGAATCTGATGACTGCATATCCATTGCCTGCTTTGTCTACTGTCGGTTTCCAAATACGTTCATCAACATATGACTTTTTTTCACCGCCTCCGGTGGATTCTGCTGCTTGAACGAGTTTAGAGATTTGATCGCGATTGCGCTTTAAGTTTTCGAATGACATGTTTTATTCCTTGTATGTGCTGAAATATGTTTTTTATTATAACACAGTATAGCTGTATTGTACATCTATTTATATTCCTCTTATTCGAAAAGAGAAGAATCAATAGAATTAGTTTTTGGCAAAAAGTTTAAGGCCATTGCCTCAGCCTCAAGTTTGTCTTTAATTACAGGTGAGACAAACTTTTTTACGTCTTCTGGTTCGATTGCATTGCTTTCACAAACCAGTAGAATTGCTTCCATATACCCAATTGATTTTTCGATTACAGTGTTTTCGATCATTTTTGAAAACTTTGCTTTATTCAGAAATTGCTCTTCGACTGTCATTTGTCTAATGCCCTTAATAAGATTGTATCTTTGTTGAGTCTACCATTTGGTATACTACCTTTAGTAGTAAGATTTTTCCACTCACCGTCAATTTGTTTTGGTGTCTTATTCAAGACGATAGGTAAGAAGTCATCTGGCCTCCGAAGCTTGATAGTGCGGCTACTCACTTTATCAAAGTTCTTAATGGAAGTACCAGAGACTTCAAACCCAACAGCAGCTGTAGTAATATATTCAGTCAACATTCTAGACTTGGTATTAAAGGTGTACAACCTAAACTTACCGATAATTTGTATTGGCGCTATCGATGCCAATTTAAAATCATTGTCTTCAGTCTTGTACTGAATCTTAGCTGCTTGTTTGTCTGCAGAACGAGGAGCTTTAATGCGAGTCTTACGAGTCGCTTTTGCTGCAGACTTTAGACGATCAAGATCGGAGAGCATATCTTGACACGCCTTGATACGGCGATTGAGTTCAGGTCTTTTCAAATGCGAATAACCTTCAACGGCATCAGGACAACGCTTATGATAGGAATCTTCATAATCAAGCAACCATCCCTCAATCACCTCACGAACTGATGCAGTCGCAGATGCAGGCAGTCCATGTTTCTTAAACAGAGCATACAAATCAATATAGGATTTTTCTCCTTCAATCCAACCATCTTCAAGATCTAATAGGTCTTGCATAATTGTAGATTGAATTTTGTTTTGTAGTCTTTGCATTGGAGACAATGATACAACACGATCAGAGTCTTTTAACTTTGCTTGCTTCTCGAAGTAAAGAGGTTTACCGATTTCAACAAGCTTTAAAATAAATTTGTCAAGTGCATCTTTCCAATACTGTACACGATCATTCATATCGTTTGTATGAGTGACATATGCAGCTGTTGCACAATGATAGCTTAATGCCCAAAATTTATATTCAGGACAAGCACTGACAAATTTAAAATCTTCTTTCGAAGTATTTGCTTTTGCATAAGACTTTAAAGACGAAATCAAATCTTTACGATCGATCTCGTAATGAAAATAAGAATGTACTGCATCGATACCTTTGTCGAAAGGTGCAGCACCGATACCGCTTCTACGACGAGCTGGAATTTTTTTCTTTTTACGTTTCACCATTGGCATAATAACTCTCCTTGAAAATGTAGCCTAATATATTCTATCATGTTTTCACGTAAATGTACACAGTTAATTTCGTTTTTCTCGCAATATTTTTCGAGCATGTGCTATAGAATAGTTATTGATACAGATGTATCTTTCACATCTCTTCATAAATTGCTCTAAGATGAAATGTTCATCCATTGGAGCGGGTACGGAGATTCGAACTCCGATCCTCAGCTTGGAAGGCTGCAATAATGGCCATTATACTATACCCGCTAATTTCTACGCATAGTAGCAATTTCTTTAGCCGCATTGCTATCCTTGCGAATTGGTACCATATTTGATTTGTGAAGAGTGCCGATACCTGCAAGCTCATCACCTGTATACTGCTTAGCAGCTTTTGCATAGCCGTTGCCAACTTTATCTGATGTTGGTGCAAGAGGCTCACTGACTTTGTAGTTTGGCATAGGTGCACGATATGTAGAACCTTTTTGATAACCTACACGCTGTAACAATACAGCCATCTTACGTTCTTCTTCAAGAATGGCAGCTGTTTTTTTACGAGCCTTCCGTTTCTTCGTGCTTATTGTTGTCATTCCCCTCACTAAATGCATAGTCATGTTTGTATCCTTTCATAGTCATGCTATTAATACGTTCTTGCAGATATCGCCTAACGATCTTTTCTTCGGTGGTGTAAGGTTCTTGTAGATGATATTTACGTAGCATTTTGATTCTATGTAATTCACCTTCGAATACGCGAACAGCAGTCATACGATCACCTGACATATTTCCCATCATAATACACAACTCATAAAGTTAGCAATAATATCTGGACGAAAATACATTACGCCCACAGTAACAACAACACCAAGTAAAAATCCCCACATTAGTCCCAATCCTTATCCATAGAAACAGTATCGCGCATACGATCGCCATAATATTTTTCTGCATATTGTGGTGCATCTGTCCACGCATTAATATTGACATCATCGTAACCTTTAGATGCAGGATAACCGTACGGCAAATAAGACTCTGTTTCAGTCTTACGCACACGTTGATTACGCTTTAGCTTTTTAGTAAACTTTTTTGATGCCTTACGTATGAGTGCCATACGTTGTGCTTGTGTTTGTGCCATAATATACTCCTCAAAAAATAAAGCTCTATATATTCTATCACATTTTCACGCAAATGTACACAGTTTTTTTCAAGAATTATAAATTTTTCTCAACATATCTTCAAACTGATCGACCTTCTCAATGCGATTTGGCCATAAAATGTATTCCTTTTCAGGATTCTTTTTTAAGTTTATGAGCAATGGTTGAATGGCGTTATATAGTCTATCGATCTTGTCTTGTGTCGCATCAACACCAACTGCCATTTTTTGTGCAGTATCTTTTGCTTCTTTTACAGCTTTGAGTTCAGACTCATCAACTGCTGTAAAACCGAAATCAAAATCAAAATCATCAGACATAATATTCTCTCCTCTTATATGCGTATTGTAGAAAAAAACAATATGCTATACAAAACCAAAGGAGATCACCTTGCATGATTGATTGACTCATTACCCATGCAAAGGGAGATAAGATCATGAGGTCGTATAGTTTTATTGTTGGGGTTTCTGATTTGTCTGCTTGAAGCATACGTATTTGTTTCCTATAGGTGTTTCAATTGCAATGTATTTTGTATTTGGATCTGGTGCACGGCACACAATCTGATTCCAGTAATTATATCCTAGTGCATTCCACTTTAATTTTTCTTCTAAAAATTCACGCTCTGCCATACTGAACAGCCACATGAATACTATTGTGCCTTCTAGCATCTAAATCTCCTAGTTTAAGTGGTGGCTAACCGTTGACCACCGCGGATGTATTAAGGCATCACCCTTAGTATAAAGCAGAGCCAGTGTATAAATGCTGGGTGCATCTCCATTTGTTGTGAAGGTTTCTACTGAGGGATTGCCTTCTTCCCACCCGTATCTTTATTTATAGTCGTTAACAGGCTTAACCGTGTTTATACTCACTCGACTTTAGGTTTCCCAGCGGAGGAGCTGAGAGAGGAGCTAAGTGCTCAACCCCGCTGGAAACTCTTGTAGGCCACAAAATCTTCTATCATTTTATCTGACGCGATTTCGTATGGACTACATAATTCATCAAAGTCCCAATGATGCACACCTTTTGGATCTACCATACAATGAGTCCTTTTTACTGTACGATCATATGGGTCTTGATCATCCTCTACGCGATAAGACCACCCTTGATAGGTATGCAATAGACGACCGAACGGTAACATTACGCGCTCATCCTTTCTATATGCGCTTCGAGTTTCTCATCGGTCCACTTACTGAACTCAAGAGAGCGAGCGTACGATTTGCTCGTACGATCGGCAGTAATATAATATGCCGACTCTTCTAACTCAACACGATGAAGCTCCTTAAGAGTGCCAGAAGGAACACGACTTGACCAGTAGACAAACTCATCTGGATGCGGCAGCTTGCCCATGAAACAACCAGGCTGCTTTGAATACTCCTCAGCCTCTTCACGTTGCGCCATAATATGATCGATTAGAGCCTTTTCCATTATATTACCTCCTCAATAGTAACACGAACAACACTTTTATCTTTCCACATGTTTTTGATACAAACAGTAGCACCTTCACGAGTATGGCGAATAGTTTCTGCAATCTCACCATCAGAATAAGAAACTGTGATTTTGAAATGATCGATAACGTTTTTCATTTTTTGCTCCTCTAAAAAATAGCTCTCTATATATTATATCATACTTTTAGAGGATTGTACACACTTTTTTTCACTTTTTTGCATTTTTTTTAGTAATTAGGTATATTTACTTTTGCCGTCAACTCGTTACACCTTTGCTCTAGAACACTATTACGACGCTGAAGTTCGTCAACTTTCGCATTAAGTTCTCTTATCTTTTCGTAAAGAGTATATTTTTCTTTTACTTCTTCTGCCATTTGGCGTTTCATGATGTTGATGTCTGGATCCATTTTGTATACATCTCCTCTTGTAGACGGTAAGCTTCTTCTTCCCACGGTAAATTCATATATGTTTCTTTTGTATCATAGATGCCTATATATTCATCACCTTTCCATGCCTTGCGAAGACCGTGATCTTTTAAGATACCACGCTCATGCTGTCTTACATGCACCATTTCATGAAAGATAGCTGTCACAAAGTCTTCTTCAATCAATCCTCTTTGTATCTCAATTTCATGTTCACCTTTATTCACACAACAGTGATACGCATCTGCATCATCAGGAATATCCGTAATTGTAAAATCAATCAGTAGATTTCTTTTACGTGGCATAAGGTATCTTAACGCAAAATAAAATGCATCATGCACCATATTCTGCTCTTTACGAGTACCGCCTGATATACTAAAATTGATCATGGATTTATTATATCATACTTTTCAGTAAATGTAAACTATTTTTTTGATTCAACTTTAATTTTTACGTTGTCGCCGACTTTAAATTTTAATTGATCGTGTTTATGATGTAAAATAAATTCTATATGTTGGTGCTTACCGGTGCCATCAAAATCTTTAAACATGTTTTTCCATAATGGCCGCCAATTTTCTGATAGCCTATGATTATTCATGTTACCGCGATCAGATTTAATTACAAGATCTGTATAGCTTCGAAGATTAAAATCAAATATAGAATCAAATCCCCATAGATGAATGCGTTCGGCTTTTAATTTTTCTGCAGCATAGTATGTGGCAAAATGACCACAGTTAAAATCTGTATAATTTACTGCATACTTTGGCTTCTTAATATAGAACTCTTTGATTGTTCTTGCAATTTGCATATGAAATGCCGGATTCTTTTCACAATAGATTTTAGGTCGAACGCCACATATCCATTCACCAGGTGGATTTGCCTCTCCTCTATGTATAGTATTCATCATTTTGAAATCGACAATACATGTGGCATACATATCATTTACTTCAAATGGCGGTACGTTACAGCAGAGTTTTAATCCTTTGCGTGGCTCTTGTGTATAATATTGTGCACAATCACCGTTACCGATAACATGTACAGTTCTAGGCATACATTTTACTCCGAATCTTTTCTTTACCTTTTGCGCCAGTGTGGTGCATTACTTTTATTTTACCTTTGTAATTATCGTGATCGGTTTGTAATCTTACGACATTATACTCGTTAGGCAAATCGTTTATAGCATTCAGTCTCATAATCGGATTTGGTATCATATGATGCAGTACTTCTTGATCTCCAACTTGACCATGCAAACCGCGCTTACATTCTTGTGCCCACATTTTTAGAATGTTTGGTTTATCTATAAAGCCTACAACTCCTGAATTGTGCCATGTTTCACCGCGTCTTTTTGTCCATGGCTTATCTTCAACCATATTTAATTTGTCTCTTACTAACTCATCAAAGATGCCGTCAATGTTTTCTTTAATCTCACAGTCAATATCAATCCACACACACTCTTTTACAGGTGCAAACCACATTGCTTCTGGTTTCATAAACCACGTCTTTTGTAATGGAGGTATTTCCATCTTAATTCGAGCCATAAACAAGCCGTTGCCATCAACAAAATTCTTAATACGCTGTGATACGCCAAAATCTGCAAATACAAACTTTGTTTTGTGTTGATGCTTTGTATAGTTACGAATAAACCATTCAAGCATCCATTCATTTTCTTTATCGCAGCCAATTAGAAATGCTCTTGGAAATATTTTTCTAGACATATTCAATCCTATATGTATCATTATATTGATGCTTTGCAGCACAACCTTGAGGACTCTGAATTGTAGTAAAGTTATCTTTTGCCTCTGCGACCCACGGGTAAAGCTCTTGTAGCCAAGGGAAGTTTTGAATATTTAAGAATACATCGGTCGGTCTTGCATTTACTTGTGCCTGTTCCATTAATGCCCACGCACCAGACGGTTTCAGCATATATGCATGTGCACCGCCGAAATATTCTTTTTGTGTAAGAGGATTGACACCAAATAAAGAAGGTGTATTATATTTTCCGTATGATGGTTTACCTATAGTCATACAATGCATAAAGTTAAGATTTGCCGGCAAGGAGTTTACGATTACTGCATCGTGTTCAAGAATCAGAAATGTTTCGTTATGAAATGCACACTTTTCCCATAAAGAATAGTGAGATAAAAAAGCAGACTGACAGTTTGGTAAACGAGAATATACTTCATCAAATCCAATTGGATTAATATTTTTCTCTTTTAATAAAAGATCTGGTTTATCTTTTGGTGTAATTGCCGTATGCATCTCAATATCGATGCCATAGGTTTTTCCAGACTTGATACAGCGTTTTGCAGCTTGTACTGATCTTTCATTATCTTCAATTGTAATCACGTAGCCTTGCATAATCTATCCTGTAGTTGTTGACGGCAATCCTTGTACTTTAGTATAAAACCTTCGTGTAACACCCATGTTCGGTATAATTTGCTTACACATAAGTGCGTCATTCGGCCATGCACCGTATTTCTTTGCGGCTTCAATAACGTTCCTTGCTCCGTTAGGTTTTATTATATATGCACTGTTTCCGGCAAGACCTTGAGGAATATTAAACTCATCGATATCAGGTACTGGCTGTATCTCCTGTGTTCGGTCTTTCACCATATCATAAAATCTTTGTGCTCTACGAGTCGCCATTAAAGGGTTATTTATCCCTATTATATCATACTTTGAATCAAAAAGATACTGATAATCTAACTTATGTACAAATAAAGCATCATGTTCGAGTACTAGAATTGGCTGATCTTTTTTAATGCATTCGTGCCATAAACGATAGTGACTCATAAAACATGCGATGCGTCTTTCTTTATGTGCAGTTGTATATGAACTTAGCGTTAACCCTGTAGCAAAATCAATTGACTGACCTTCCCACGGATAAGTCCATTTAAGCCCACAGCCACGCATCGTAACTTCTGCAATATCAGCAGTAGTTGCTTCATGCATTTCTATGTCAAATCGATTGCCGACTTTTTTAGAAGATTGAACAAGTGTATCATAACCTCGTACCGATACATTGTTACCTTTGATAGTAATTGCACGTGCGATCATTTGCCTTCAGCATTTAGTCTTAAAAATTTCTTATGTTGATGCATTCTGAAGATGTAGACATTATCGCCGAACTTATCGATAAGGTAGTCTCTCATCTCTTCTTCTCTTTCAATATCAAATCCATCTAACTTATGACCATGAAATTCCATGTACAGTTCATTGACCCAGTCAAGTACGCCTTCTGCTTTAAGATGGTCTATAAGATCATATTCACCACCTTCAATATCTATGAGTAGAATAATGTTATCATCTGCATTCGAATTCTCTCTCATGTATTTTGCAAAATCTACAACTTCTGTGCCTTCAACATTTTTACGGCTTACACCTGTTTTTTCTGGAAGAAGAGATACGCCGTTAGGGTTTGCGCCCTTATAAAAGTTTGCCATACCATCGTATGAACCTGCTGCAGCGTTTACAAGAGTCACTTCAGGATATAGTATCTTAATTGTTGCAGATCTATCTTTTTGGATTTCAAATGCATGCACCTGCCAGTCTTCTTTAGGATACATGTTATAAAAGAGTTTAATATCTGTGCCAGTACCTGCACCTAAATCATAAAATATATTCATTGCTTTCGACCTATCACGGTGTATCCGACATTATCAGTAAAGTCTTCTACAATATTCCATTCGGCATTGTTTGATACAAATTCATTAACGGCCTGTTTTAATTCAGGCTTTGCAGCCGTGTCGTGGAATATAATGTATTTTTGTACAGACTCTGCATGCAGCTTTAATTCTTTTCTACAGTGCTGATAAGTATGTTTTGAATCAATAAGAAGAACGTCAACATCGTTTACAGTTCTTTTATGTGTTGAGTCAGACTCTATTACATTTAATTCTATACTATTGTTTTTGCAATAAGCCTCGAAAACTGTTCGACTTGGTTCAAACCTATAATGACTACGATCAACGAGAGTTACAGTCTTAAATCCTGCTTTGCATGCTGCAGCGGCTGTGGCACCTTGATGAGTGCCGAGTTCTTTATAACTTGTGCATCCTTCAGCATATTTTGTAATCGCATCATGGTGAGCACAGTATGCCTTTCCATGATACTCTTCTTGCTGCTTTCGAATCGATTTGTAGAAATCATTGAGTGTGTAAATATTCTCTAAAAGAGCTGTCAGCATTATGTACTCCAAGTATTCTTTGTAGCACCAGTATCAAAATCAAATCCAAATGTTTCGATGTCGTCTTTATACCAGTCCGCGACAATTTGTATTGTCTCAGAATTATATATGTCTTTGTAAGTACCTTCGTTGAGAGCAGTTACATTACGAGCTCTTGACATTTCGGGTATTTTAAAATAATTACATAACTCTCGATTTAGATCTTCAAATCTTAAAATGTCAGGTTGTAGAGTGCCTTTCTCATCAATTAGATATTCACGTTGATTATACCATCCACGAATAGCACGATGCCACATATATTCCATGCCACCCCACTGATGTCTTTCTTCTAAGAAATGTTCGAATGAATCGATTTGATGTTTACCTACAGGTTCTTTCTTCTCAACCTCAATTACTTTCTTTGCAAAGAAGTAGCGTGATACAACACGATCCCATGGATTACGCACAACAGCAAATGAACCGTGTCCCTCTACAATAGAGCGATTGCAGTCTCTCCATCTTGCATGTTCAAACCCGTGATGGTCACCGATTTTATTCATATGGTTGAGAACTGCTTTTGTATATGCAGGTCCTTTATGAACATCAGGACCGGCAGCCATAATTTTGTTTGCAAGCTGTGGACTTCTTCTGATTGTCATACCTGCATTTTTAGGTATGTGAATAAAAACTTTTCTAAGAAACATGTTCCATTAATTCCTCTACATTTTCACCACGTTTCGGTAATTTATCTTTTAGAAAGAAATGTACGAAATGTGCATCTTTTATTTTTTCATCGGGTATTGCAGTAAAGAGTGCATTCCATTTCCATTTAAGATCTTGACATGTCATACCTTCGTTCTTTACCCAGTAATTCAATAGAGTTTGATCTGTTGACCATTTCCATGGACCCATACCATCTACAAACGGTTTAAATTCTGGTCTCTGAATAAAGTCTTTACCTGAGTCACCACGAAGATACTTCGTAATAGACTTATTCATCATCATTAATCCCATATTGTAGAAATGTGCACCACGCTGATCCCAGTACCAGTTAATCTTATTGAGTATATTGTACTGCATACGGGTATAGTTGAAAAGTTTCTTCTCGTACCACGGTAGGATTGGCGCAGATCTTTCTACAACACCAGCAAAGTGCGCTTCTGGTTTGATCTCGTTAAAAATGTTTGGAGACCCGGGTCTGATCCAGATATCTGCATCTACAATACAAATCTGATCATATCGATCCCAGTAGTCGAATGCATTTTCTTTTTCATAGATAGGCAAGAAGCCACCGTATTTTTCGTATGACTCCTTGCTTCTATTCGTAGTGAAAATATCAGGTTTGATTTTCATTATAGGTTCACGCTGTACAACGTGATCTATATTGTGTTCCTTACAATACTCTCGAACCGAACTTGTACAATGATCATATAATTTAGAAGGACTACCAGTGTAGACCTGATATATCAAGCGTTTCATTATTTTCCTTTTGTATAAGCAGTTGCTCCAAAAAATGCTGCAACCAAAGCAGAAATAGCTACAAAGTAAGTAGGCGCAATATCGGCAATCAAGTTTGCTGCCATATCATAACCAAGCATGGCTGTAACTAATATGCCACTTGGATATAATAACATACCCCATAATGCAAACCACGCCATACGACGGATTTGATCTTCTTTCTTATCTTCGTTTTCTGCTCTCATCATTTCCTTTTCAAGTTCAAATTCTTCGTCACTTACGACGCCATCACCATCTTTATCAAAGTGTTCATAATGACTCCCGGGCTCTAATTTCTTCTGCGCAGCCATCTGCGTACTCCTTAATAGCCTTTGCAATTTCCATTGCTTCGTTAAAACCATTACGAAGTGAATTGGACCGATGTCCATTTTCAATGAACCATTCAATAGTATCTATACAAGATCCCTCAGGCATATTGAAATCTTTTGTGGTCTCTTCAAACTCTGTGCGCAAAAGTAACGTGTTGATCATTCATATCTCTCCTTCATTGCTTCAAGTAATTCCCATTCTAGATATTCGATATCGTCTTCATTACACTGAAAGCGTATACCGATACCACCAGCATCTTTCCAAGCCTTGATGTTTTGTGGTTTATCATCAATCAGAATATTTGGAAGATTGTCTGTACCTGTCCAGACGTGCTTATGTTTGTTTGCAGTAAAGATGCAGTTATCAACATCAGCAGGCATCATACCCCATTTATTAAGCCAGTTACGCTTGTGATAGGCTGAATTATATTCATCACCTCTAAGTGGAGAAGAGCAGATACCCCAATCGATACCATTATCTTGTGCAACCAACTTTACGAGGTTGTGAACTGCAATTGATTCTGATCTGCGATCTTGTTCGCCGAATACAGGAAGAGTGGCAAAGAAGTCTGTACCTTTAAGTTCGGCAAAGACAACATCTTTAAAGTTCAGACTTTTCCAGTGATCTACACCGAATTGCCTTTCAATGCCACCGAAGAAATCAGCTAGCACGCCATCCATATCTAAAAAAATCATTTAACCCACCTTTCACCATTAATGCCTGACCAACGATAACCTTGGTCTCTTTTCCAGACTTCATATGCTTGGATATGGCGAAGAGTTTCGTTTTCAACTTTCATAGTACCATCTGATTCGTACATATCGATAAGTTGCCTAAAAGTAAGACCGTAAAAATCAGCACGTTTATGTAAAATAGTCATAGCACCTTTGATACGCATTATGCAATCTCCTTCATATCTTCTTGAATTTCATCGTATGCTCTAACAGCGGCGATAAAGCATGCTTTACCAATTCCACTGCCTGGATATAAGTGCGCAGCAATTTCAACAAACTGTTGACGTGGTATGTTATAGTATGTGCAAGCTACTTCTTGCGCTTCTAAGATTAAGACTTCAGTATTCATAATTTAGCTCCTTCTATAGTACTATTATATCATACTTTTGAAGGATTGTACACAGTTTTTTTCACTTAATGTGAAAAAAGTTTGCGTCTATCATATTCTTTTTTGGTATCTATGAGGAGTTTTGTCCAGTTATCTCGATGTTCTTTAAATACAAGAGGTTCATTATCATCAACATCCATTACGATAACTGTATTGGTGATTGGCATGCCCGTACGTTCTTCAAACATGATCGCGTAAGCAGACATCTGAGCAAAGTAGTTCGATATATTCTCTTTTTTCTTGACCCTTTTCGAAGTCTTGAAATCAACGATCGACGGTACACCATCAAATTCGGCTACACAATCACAGCGACCAGCCAAACCAAGATGGCGACTAAAAAGAGCAACTTCGAGGCCAAAGATTTTTCCGATAGACTTATCAAGAATTGGCCGCAGGTTTTGTAGACTTTGCTTAATATGTGGGAGATAGTCGTCTGTAGGTTCATTTTTTAAGTATCCTTCGATAATGCTATGTACAGCAGTACCGCGATTAGAAGCTCGATGCCCAACCTTATTCGCTTCTTCTTCTCCGACTCGAAGTCTCCAGGCCCTGATGGCATCTTCGCTTAAAATACTGAGTACTGTTGTAACACTAGGAAAACGAGAACCGTCAGGAGCAACATATACCCTACCAGTCTCGCCCGTGTCTGCAACCAAATCTTCGTATCCGATATCAATCTTTTCATGCTCAAATACCTTTTTCATTTAGTACGGTCCTTATCAGTTCATTATCTAAGCTTTCTTCAGGAATGCAGAACATATTACCCCATTCCCT